TATGTAGTCCCTTAATAGCGGGCTGAATGGGGAAGCTAACAGGATCGGGTAGTGCCATTTATGGTGCCTTCTTCCAACCGCTTATTATGGTAAGAGCTCCCTGCTCATCCACTCCCTTAAGGTTCATCACCTGTTGTACCATCTGCGCATCAATAAGTTTGCTCTGTGCCCGTTGTAGTTCAGGGTCGAAGGTGGTCATTAGAATTTCCATTGCACTAGCGATTCTTTCAAGAACAACCACCAGATCATCCATTGTTGCTGCCATATTGCCTCCAGTACTCTTCTGTCCACTTTGCTTGAACCTTATGAACACCACATATATTCATAGGTCTATAAAACTCTCCCCTTTCAGAATATGCACCACCTATACACCATGCACATCCCCTCTCCCATTTGCACTCAAGGCACTCTTTCGAGGATATCTTTGAGCGGGTTTGGCCTCTAACTATGCAGAACCTATCCTTGTGTGTAAATCCGTTCCAAACGTCCCCAACGTAGAAGTCCAATTCACGAGTGGTCATTGTATGAGGAAGAAATCTGAAGCACGGATAGATCTTCCCGTTGATCCCAAGCGCTGGCATTGCTCCTGCCCCACACCATCCTCTATCGAGGTCTCCTATACCGCACTGGAAACTACTCTCAAGCATTCCCCAGTACAGATCATTCCTATGATCTAGTACGTATCCAACGCACTTCTCCATCTGCCTATCGAACTCCATAAGGTCATCTTCAGTCTCACCCATTGGCTCGAAGATGAAGTTCTGATTGATGTAATTTATTCCGAGGTCTTCATGTAGAAACTTTAAGGATCTAAATAGGAATGGTATTGAGCTTCTATTCAATGTGGACTTTGTGGTAGGAGCATTTCCGAATGCCTTACAGTAGTTCACATACCAGTCCCATTCTCTCAGTATAGTACTCATAGAGTTACTTCTGTTCAGATTGTGTATCTCTGGACAACCATCCACACTAATACCAATTGATAGGTTCTTACTGTAATCAAGTAGAAAGTCTCGTACCTTCTTGTCCCCAAACAAGGTTCCATTGGTAGATATGGAAGCTCTCCATCGAGTTGCCCAGTGATGCCCCATAGCCATAGACGCAAATGCCCAGTACTCGAGGATAGAACGACAGAGATCAGGCCGCATGAGTGCATCACCACCAATAAAGTCAAGGCATAGTCCTTTCTCTATTAGCCATGCGTCATTAGTTCCTAATACGGCTATAGGATCGGGATCACTGAGCATAACATCTATGAACCGCTTTGCATAATCTAATGGAAGGTCCCTTGGGGTCTTATTGAGTTCATAGCAGTATGAACAACGAAGATTACAATCCTCCGTTACGTTAAATGTGATCTCCATACCATCATATTGATCCCTGGGTTTAATCATCAGTAGGACCCTGCATCAGCACCGTACCGCTGCGAATTGACACATCCACTAAAGCACGATTGATTGCACGAATTATAGCAATTTGATATGCAGCCAGTACTACAATTATTCTCACAGCCTAAAGTACAGTCGTTATTTGTACATCCCCCAATACAGATATTTGAACACGATCCAGTACAGTTACTACTTGAACATGCTCCAGTACAGGAATTGGAACAAGCGGGTACTGTACATCCAGATCCACAGTACCCTGAGCAAACGTCCTTACAGCTCAGACGACAGTTAGAACCGCACCAGGAACTACATACAGTGATACACATACCTGAGCTGCAGCCGGCTCCACAACCTATACCACTACATGCACCCAAACAAATAGTGCTGCAACCACCCCCACATGTAGCACTGGCACAACCGCTAACGCACGAGACACTACAAGAAGTGCACATATTATTACAGGTAGCTCCACAAGTGCCACCGCCGCAAGCACCACCACCACAGTATAGATCACATCCTGTATCGCACCAGTTGGCGCACCCAGAAGTATCGCATCCTCCAGAGCATATGAATGAACAAATAGCACAGAACGCATCACAGTTTCCCATACACCCAGTACCAGAACATCCCCGTGCAGTACAGTACGCTGAACACCTTGGGGTGGAGCATGTCCCACCACATGATCTGCATTGTGTATAGCATGTGGCAGAACAGTACTGATTGGCGCAGCCACCAGTACATGAACCTCCTGAACAAGTTCCTCCACAGCTATTAGAGCAGGTGTTTGAACAGGTAGCGATACAGGCGCTGGTACAGATAGTAATGCAAGCACCAGTGCATAAGTTAGAACAGGCTGATGTTGAACAGCTGCTCTTACAGTTCCCTGTACATCCAGAACCGCATGAGCTATAACATCCAAAGCACCTTGCTTTGTTCGCTGAATCGTCAGCTACCTGACGTGCTTCTTCAACATGTGTTGCGCGAACCTTGGTTATTCGAGCAGTTATGGTATCAGCAAATGTAAAGTTAGAACCACCATAGTTCACCAATCCCTGTGTAGCAGTTCTGAGATCGTCAATGTGTTGTTTCCTGATTCGCTTTGTTCTTGCTGCTGGAGTATCAGTCCACGAAGCAGCTCCAAGTACTCGAGCTGTCCTCTGTAGTCCAATGTTCGTGAACGTCTCGGTCCAGTCTACTACCCGTACCTTTTTTCTGAGGAGAGGTTTTTGTGTGTACGAGTACTCAAAGCTCATTTTTCTTCTTTGCAGTCCTTAACGAATAGCAGTTCATTGTTCCCAAAGTCTATGTGAACATGCTTTCCTTGCATCGAGTGCTCTGCAACGATAACATTCCACCAGTCCTGTTCAAGGAATAGAGCATCTGCTTTGGCCTCGAGGGCTGCTTTCACGAAGACCTTGGCTTTGTCCTCTGGACAACCATCGGGAATGTTCCGAGGATCTGCAGCCTGTGATGCACAGGATAATTGATTCTGGATTAGTCTCAGGCTGCTCATCTCTTCCTCAGTAAGAAAAATACCAGTTCTTTCTGTTTCCATTTGTTCCTCCTATGGAGCATAAACCGCATAGTGATATTGCTGTCCTTGATATCTTTCAATGTAGCCAAGGATCAGGTGCATTTCTATCAGCTCTCGTACCCTAATCTCAAGATTTGGGAGTTGTACGGAGCCGAGTGGATGATCAAGAATCTTCGCCTCTTTGTGCGTTGCGAGATCAGTGGATGTGGACTCAGTAACCTCAGAAGGTTTAGGTACAATGAGATCGGTCGCCTTTGGGGGTTTCGTAGGTGCAGGAAATACGTCACGGGGTTGATCACTCATGCCATTTTCCTCGAAACGAGCTTAATATGCTTAGTAACTGCCGTGGTGTTCTTTAGGCCTAATCTTCCGTTCCAATCCGAGATCCCTACTATAGAAGCAGTTATATAAGGAATAGTCTTGAGATAGTTCCCAGAACTAGATCCTGCAGCAGATGGCATGAAGCAGTCCAAACCAAAGTCTATCATAAGATAGGTACTTCCAGACATATCTTGATCTACAATAGTGGCCAATGTGCTATCCAATTTTGCTGATTTCAGTTCCTCATCGACAGATGGTACTGGGAGAGATACGATCGAATTATTATCATGTAGACTTCCAGTTGTAGGATCATTTCCGATATGTACAACTTTTGGCATCACATGATAGTCCTGAGTATAATGTGCAGAGGCTGTATCAAGGTTCTCTACTCCGCCATCCAGAATATCAACGTTCACAAACGTCGAGTACTTCGGAGCTATTCCTTCTCGGCCAGCAAGTAGAAGATACTGGGTATGATCATCATCCCCAAGACCTATGAGGCCACTATGATCTATCCCGTTCACTGGCCCAATCATAACCGAGGACGAGTCCCAGTAGAGTCTCTTTGAGGTACTATCGAACTGTATTGCACCCAAAATACCCGTACTAATTGGGATCCCACTTAGTATGCTCACGATCGAGCATTCTCCAACTCGGTGCTTCATCACAGGGGTCACTGTCGGGTCCCAGGTATGCTCTATTAGGAACATCTGTTTGAAGAGTACCTTTAGTGTCAAAATAGCATCGCAGGAGACTGCTCCAAAGTCTCCTGACTCCGGGTCGTTTAGAAAGTCACTGTTCCAGACTGCCATGTTCTCTTCCTAGCTCTTTATCTTGTATCCCCAAACTTGGGGATCTGTAGAAGAATATAGCCCACAATTTCCAGACCCAGCATCCGAGAAGTATATTGGGTACCCCGTTGGAAAGCCTGTAGAAAGTGCCCTCGGCCAGAACAGGTAGTTATCTGTAGGTACCTTTACCATATAAGTAGGCGAACCCACATAGGAGTATATTCCTGCCTCGCTCGAAAAGTTTCCTCTACTAATAGAACCTGCTGATAGATGACGGGCGACTATCGCGGCATTTGGAACAGGATGTGCAATAAGCCATGATAGATCCCTATGAGTCTCAGGAAGCGCCGAGCCAGCATTTGAATTAAAATCTGTTACCTCAAGTGCATCAGCCGCTACTAAATGGATCTCAGAAGCTATAGGTCTTGTATTGTCCTTCAAGTAGTACTGAGTATGATCTGCATCGACATCGAGATTTGTTAGTTCATTATGACTATTCGTAGCGAGAACCATAAAGTTCCCATCGCTATCTATAACGTACAGTCTGTTTTCTTCTAAATCAAAGTGTAGGCTCCCTGTATTCTTCGGAGTGAAAGCAAGGCGATCTGTAGTGAGGGTATGCACCTTACACCATCCAACTTTCGAGATCGGATGGGATCCATTCGCGCTTCCCCCATAGAATAGATGCTCATCAAAGACTCCATTGTTACAACTTGCCCTCTCACGAATGAGCAACTTCATATTCTGTAGTACTATATGGAGGGTATTCGCTTGGACTGTACCCCCATCAGGGTAATCATCTTGCCAGATCATACTGAGAGGTACCTCTGCCGTACCCTATACGTGTACGTTAAGATACTATTATTATATAGTACTAATCCTCCTGGGTACAAAAGAAGTGTAACGTCCTCTGTATTAGATCCGTTCTGTAATAGTACTTGTGGTACAAATCCATAATAGCTCAATGGGATATACTTGCTCACAAAGGCACCAATAGTATCATTGTACTCTACGGTACTAATCTTCAGTTTCGTACCAGATATAATTCCGTCTTTTACAACGGACGCATTCCCAAGAGCTGGATGGGATTCTGCCGAATGCCCCTTTGTTAAGAACTGACCGTATTCCTTCGTTCCAGCAACACCAGTCGAAGGCATTAGAAGCTGCCCACCCATATTGAGGTCCCCAGTTGGGACCATCCCGCCATTCAGTTTAAGGTACTGAGGATGGGAATCATCGAGAAGATCAGCAAGAGCTCCATGGTCGAGTGTGCACAGAACAATCCATGCGCTGCTATGGTAGCACATGAGCTTATATAGATGGGGAGATGAACCATCATCGTAGAGGTATAATGCACCTTCCTGTGGATTAACTACGCCGGCCGGGTTGTTCCCTCTGTCGGCAAGTCCAACATGCCCCATCCAGTGCTTCCCCTGGTCAGCCTCTGAAAAGGCCATTCCCCACTGATGTTGGACTTCCATACGGTCTTGAATACCGACTTTGGCTTTTTGGATCTCCCAACGGATCTGGTCCCGAGGAACGAGATTACTTGGAGTTCCTTCATAGGAGCTATCCCAGATGAAGGTCATTTCATTCTCACCTTCATCCGGCGCTTCTGATACTGTTGCTCGACTTCGTAGTCGTCCCGGCGGTTAATTGCCATATCGACGAACGATGCTTTCTTCTCCGTGGCTCGAGCTGGTTCCATCAGGTTCTCGAAGCCTCTATAGATTGCCCCGGCTATGATGCACTCATGCCATATCTCAGGGAGTTCAGAGGAGAGTGCAGGGAATGCCGTAAGTAGCCGAGTAGGGTACCTTCGATAGTACATCCGGAGCCATACTGACTCTTCAGGTGCACTATCAAAAATAAGGGTGTTGCCCCTCCGTGCGAACTTTGAAGGAGTACCGATTGACTTCGGGCTGATTCCTGCTATCTCGTTCCAAGCAACGTGATTCAGGGATGAACCCTCATCAGCAGTCTCGAGCCGCTCGACTGTGTGAAGTGCCTGATTTATATCAAGTCCTGTAACTACAGGTAGCCAGACTTTCTTCGACCGGATAGTGTACTTTGTACCAGAAGGCCAGACCTGTGAGAAGTTCGGGTAGACATATGCCCTTGCAGTAACCTGATCATAGTCAACGATTATCGCTTCATCAGTCCCGATCGTGACTACTGCATCGTTGTACGCATCAGCAAAGGCCATTGAGGGAGAATCGAGAATCATGTACAATAGAGTCGTATCGTAGCCGCTCGTCTGATCAATATAGTAGGGAGCAAGCTCAAAGTTCTTATCCCCTTCCAAAATATGGAAGCGCTTTGGGGGGAACATCCTCTGTCTGTAGTAACCACAGAGTTCGTATTGTGCCCAGTTCAACCATCCCACAATACGGCCATAGCCCGGGTTAGGGGCTGCGAAGTCTGTCCGGTTTCCGAGAGCTGCTTGGACCTCAGCTATCATTTCAGCAGTGGTCATTTAATCCCCCGAATCAGGAGCGCCACTCGATTGATCCCAGCACGTTGAACAAATGTGCTTCCCTGCCCTATTCACTTGGAGATACGACTCTGGAAAGGTTCTTCCACACCGGTCGCAATCTCTCCATTTTTCTCCGAGCAGTTGAGGTCTCATGGATGAGTGGATAACCTCATATGATCATCAAGTCGAGTATTTAGTGAATCGATCTTTACCTCTATAGCACTAACTTTCGACTTTATGTCACTGACGTCCGATGTTAGAGTATCAAGGTTCCCAAGTTGTCGGCTTAGTCCAGCTTGATACATATTGAACAATAAACTAATCGCAAGGAGTACTATTGCACTTAATACTCCTGCGATCCATGCGTTTATATGGTTCTTCTGAGGTCTTTGATGTTGATCTGACATTATGCACCATCATCAAAGGCAATCATGCACCTCCCTGCTGAGCAGGTGAGGGTCACGTTCTTCACCCATGTTTTCAAGTTGAACACCCAGGATCCACTTGTTGCTCCTGCCTGAGCTTGAAGTATGATCTGTCCAGAATCAGTGTCGGTGAGACTGAACGTATCAGCGGCTGCTGTGAAGCTGTCCCATACAACGAGTTGGGTCCTTCGCTTCATTTCCATAGTGAGAGCATCACCTGTAGCAGCAAAGGTCGCTACATTAGTCGCTGGAAGATATGCTGCGGCCATTTTATTCTCCTAAGAAAGCGGGGAGCCGGAGCCCCCCGCCATTCCTTTTCGACTGAACTTAGTTCGTCCAGGTCCCTTGACCACCAACGATCAACCAGTCCGTCAGGCCGTTCGACACAATGGTGACCCAATCGTCGACCTTTGCGGTTGCCTTCGTGAGCTTGATGTTGTTGTTCGCGGTGCCGTTCGAGGTGAACAGTGTACAGGTGTTGGCACCCGTAACTGCATAGATACATCCCCAGATCGCATCCGATGCGTTGCTCTGGATCGTGATCAGCGCTCCACCTGCCGCCATGTGGTGCACGACAGTCAGCATGAAGCCTGGATCTAGCGTAGCCACCTGTGGGAGCGTGATCGTGAGGGCATCCGTTGCGATCACGATTATTCCACCGTTGTGGATTGACGAGATCGCCAACCCAGTCGTCGGTGTGAAGATCTGACGGCCCGATGCAATGACCCTATGATGAGTTACTGCAAGGGGGTCGTTCGCGACGGTAACTGAAATAGCCATGTGCTACTCCTTTGTTAGGTCGACCCCGAAGAGCCGTACCACCCGCGCCAGTCACCAAAGCCCATCGAGTTTCGATAGTACCCAGTGAACTTCGCGTCCTTGGTGTCAAAATCATCCGAGTTGTCGAAGATCGGACGAATCCTCCAGAAGTACTTGAGATCCTGCTCGTCCATTCCGGCACGGAGCAGCCATGCGTTCGCGTCACTCTGGTAATGGTACACGAAGAAGCTCAAGTTGAGGTCGCGGAACGCGTTCAACTCGTTGTCTGCCGTGTAGGGCTTGCCTTGTGACTGGGTGAGTTCCTTTGCGATCCACTGGAAGCTCGGGTCGACGATGAGTAAGCTGCCCTTCTTCATACGAGGGAAGCCACGCTCATCCTGAGTCAGCTCGAGGTTCTCCATTGCCTTGCGCAATGAAGATACCCCAAGGTCAACTTCAGCAGCTGGCCGGTTGGACTGCGAAGCGCCGAATACCGTTGTGTGCGCCGTGTTGATCAGTGACTTCGTATCGAAGCCAGTGTAGATCGATCCTGCGTAAGCATCGTCGATCATAGCTCCGAACTGCAACTCGACAGAGTCCTCGGCGGACTGTGCCAGGTCTTTCGACATCCTCGTACCGAGGATTTTGTACTGATCATCATCGTACGCTTCACGGGTGACCCGGAAGCCCAGAGCAAACGTGAGGTGCGTGTAGCGCTTCTTGTTGCCCTGCTGTCCGGTATCGTAGTGGATCGTTTCTCCTTCGGGTTTCCTCAGGAACGCCCCAAGGCCGGCCAGAACGAGGTCTTCCTCGTACGCCCTGGTCGAAGAGAGAGTATTCGCGATCTGCGAATACTCTTGGGGCCATTTCTTGAGCCACTCGAAATACACCTTCCTGAGCCCAGGAGCCAGGAGGGAACTAAAGGCCGCAGTAGTAGCTGGCATCTATTTGCCCTCCTTAGGTGCTGTTGAACTGCGACTTGAGAACCTTGATATACGCTCTACCAGGGTTCGTCGTGTCGGCTGTATCATCATCGGGAACGAGAGAGTCGATGAGGAACAGGTTGTCAATCGGGGCGGCTCCATCAAGCTGCGGAATGCGCGTTGCCCCCGACCCAGTAATAAAGAGGTCAGCCGTTTTCCCTGGCACTAGGCCAGAACTGGCAACCCCTGCCTTGTTCTGCATCACGAAGATCGTTTCGGGAGCAGCCGGCGCGACACGAACCATCGTGTCGGTCACCTGCGCGATCGAATCTTCGAGTGCAACCCCGTAGACGTAGCTAACGCCCACGCCTGCATAGATGAGCCTCCCTGCGGTATCCAGTGCAACCCAGTCTCCCTTGTAGAAGGTCTGGGCATTTGCGACTGGTTTGTTCCGCAAGGGAGCCGGTCCCCCGGTCTCCGTCCTTACAGGCCAGGCCTTACGGTACCAGCTACGGGCGCGAATTGTGTTCGCCATGTGGTCCCTTTCTAGGCCTCGTCAGTTGTGACTTTGGTCTTTATCGAGCCGAAGGTTTCAATCCCTGCTCTTGCACCAGACTCTTTGAAGGACTGCTCGATCTGAGTCAATGCGTTCCTCCGATAGTCCTTCTTAGCCTTCACAGGCTTGCGAACGTTCTCCACGAAAGCCTCCATCGGGCAGGACATCAACACCAGGTCGCCATCTATGATTTGGGCACCTTTGTCCCCAAACTTGTCGTCCTCGGCGACCACTGGCCTGAAGCCCTTAGCTCTCCAGTCGGCTTGGATCTTGTCGTTCCTGTTGCAAAAGCGATACTTCGTACCAGGGTTCTTCCTCTGGTAGTATTCAGTAGCGGTCTCATACAGAGTCGGCATACTCAGGGACCGCTGAACTGCAGTTCTATCGGTGGCCTTTGGCTTGTTCGAGTCGAGGATCTCCTTGATCCTGGCTCGAAGTTCATTGGCCTCTTCTCGGTTCGTTACTTCGCTGAGCGTGGTAACTCCACGAGAATCGAGGAGACTCTTGATCAATCCCCGACAGGTTTTCAAGTACCCTTGGTACTCAGAAGACCTCATGAACTCTTCTTGCTCTGGACTTGTTAGTCCAATATCCATGTCTGACATGATTAGCTCCTCTCTCCAAGTTGGGTAATGAGGTCTGAGTTATCCTGCTTGTAGAGAAGGTACTCGTCCTCGGTCATTTCGAACTTCGCACACATTGCCTTCTCAGCATTCGAGAGTTTGCCCTTCGATGCTGCTGAGTTGGCGGCTGATCCACTTCTCGGAGTAGAGACGGACACTCCAGTCCTCCCTTGGAAGAGACTTTGGCGAGCAGGCTCTTGAGGCTTTCCATCTGCTATAGTATGCGCCGAAATCGACTCACTGTCAATACCTAATTCCTTGAGCAGTTCAACGGCGACTTTCTTCGCCTCAACGTTCACCTGCTCCTTTATGATTTCGTCAGCGTGCTGACCCTTCACAAAGTTATAGGCGATCTCATAGATCTTTGGGTTCGCCTGCATCTGAGGATTCGTGGCATCGACGAACTGCTCAATCTCCTTCCCAAAGCGGTCCCAGTGGCCAGCAGGAAGGGAACCTTTGATGATTGCTCTTCCCGACTCACGACCAGCGGCGACCATCCCTTGGATCACAGGGGCCATTCGCTTATCGACCTGCCTGCTCAAATACTCCTCTGGATTCGACAGGTCGAAACCAGGTTCCTCAGCAGGAGGTGGACTGAAAGGAAAGGACGTCTGCTGAGGAGCAGGCTGCTGTGGCTGCTCAGGTGGTCTGGTAGCAAGCTGCTCGAGTCTCTGAGTATACCCCTGGGTCTGCTCAGCCATTTCCCGTACATGCTCCGCTTGTAAGATCTTAAAGATCTCCTCTGAACTCTTGCCCTTCAGAGCGTCCGGTAGAACTTCATCCGGCTTCTTCGGGGCAGCCGGAGGTCCCAGTGGGAGTCCGGTAGCTGGATCACTCATTCTTTTGTCCTCCTAAGTGCGTTTTGTATCTCTGCCGACATAATGCCGGGCAATTCCATAACCATCTTGATGGTCTTTCTCTGATTACTGAACGCCATAGCCTTGGACTGGTCCCCCAGCTCCAGCGCCTGCAGGCACTGGGATTGGTAGTCCTGCTCCAGGCGCTTCAGGCGTTGGTGTACCAGGTCCCATCCCGGGTCCGCCTTGAGGGAGTCCAGGTGCATTGCCTGCTCCCGTAGGGCCTGCTCCTTCTGTCTGTCCATTGACTTGTCCTCCTCCGGTCTCCATTGAGGCCTGTATCATTAGTATATCTTCGATGTTCGGTGCGAATGTGGCTGGATCACGGAACTCAAACGCTTCGAGAACACGCTTCCACATTTCCGTTCCAGCAATCGCAGCCTGAGTTCCAAGTGCTTTAATCTGTGGAGGTGCCTGCTGGCTCGTCGCAATGCTTACGGCTTGGAACATAGCTTGGTAGAATGTCTGCATGAGCTGCATTAGAGTGAGCATTCCCTGCTTCTTCGCGTCTTTGTTCTCAACTTCACTGAGAGCGGGAACGTCAATAGCTATATTGGCTCTGGTATATTCTACTGGCATTGTCATGTACTTCTCAACCCACTTCGCTTCATCGGGCGAGAATATCTCGTACATGATGTTGTCTTGGCCAGCTGGAACGAACTGCTGGTAAAGCATGATGATTTGGTGTGCTATATTCTTCAGCGACTTTCTAATGTCATTGATCGTCATTAGGAACCGTTTATTTCCTTCACGGATCAGTGCAAGAGTCGAAGTCGCGGTTGCTCGAGAACCAATTGCTTGGCTCTCTCTGCCCGAAGTGTAGTCGTTGACTCCTGTACGTTTCTCTCCAATCGTGAAGGAGTTCAGTTCCTCACGGAGCAAGGTGTCATGGGTTGCACCCATTAGGAGAGGCTTGATATCGTCCTGAGAATCTACAGGAACAAAGGCACCTGGGTATATCTCGACCTCATCGAGGTGGCTCGTTCTTAGCACCGTAAAGGTAGGAGCATTGGAGATCGTCGCATTGTCGAGACGGAGGTTGTGCTCTGTCGATATTTCCGTTTGAATGTCCTGAAGCATCTGGCAGATCCCAAGTCCCCATAGAGACCCCTCACGAGGGCAGAAACGAATGAAATGGAATGGGCGCTCCTGGTGCCGATATGGATTGTAGACCGCACGAAGGATGGTCTTGGTCGGGTAGTGGTAATCTATGAGGACCTCAGAGAGTTCACCACCTTGGATCGTTATCGGTTTTCCAGTTGAATCGGTGCCAGATTCTACCGTTCCATTGTCATCAATAACGTACGAGACCCAGCACTCCCATGTTTCGAACTCTCCATCACGGTTTGCCCGGTTGATACCCATGGCGGAGTCCTTCTGATCCTCCATCCTGGTTCCTTCAGAGCGAGGACTAGCAAGTACCTTATCAACGTTTATGAATATGCCAGAACCTTCCTTTTCCTTGAGGGTCTTTTTGGTATAGACGCACCTCTGGAAAAGTCCTTCACAGTTCTGAATATCGAGGGTACTATAGGCGTCCGGAGTAACATAGAAGTCACTGAGAGGCACAACGTACATCTTTGGTCCGTTGTACCGTTCAACGAGTTCTATCTTCACGGAGCCATCAGGCATCTTGTACTTTACTTTGCGGACTATCTTTTCCCAAGGCACTTTTGCAACACCAGTCCCGAACTTCAGCATACCGAGGAACCAGCGTTGGCAGGCCTCATACATGTCCATAACATCATGTCCAACCCAGTTCAGCCATTGTTCCATGGGTTCAACAAGATCGACCCACTTTGCAGACTTCGGCATGCCCTGCCATAGGTTCTTCCCGATGAAGATCGAACCCATGAGTCTCGATAGGACTGCCTCAACATGGATCGCGATGATGGGAACTATGAGGTTTGAAGCACCTTCCCAAGGCCACTGCTTTGTAGCTGTCTTGGGGATGGCCTCATATTGCTGTTCCCATTCTACGATCTTATCATCCATGCCCTGTTTGGCATCGACTGCACGACGGATGGCCTCTTGTAGCCAGTCACCGATTTCGTCCAGTTTAGCCTGTGGGACCTCAATCCAGGCCTCCATTGACTGGCCAATCATTGTATTATCTGTTGGGGAGGCCATGGGAGCTGGTTTCGTTGCAGTACTTACATCGCTCATTTCTCACCCCGTATAGACAAGAATGTACCCTGATTGCATCGTCACGATGTTCAATCCATCGACCCAACGGTAGAGGGGCATAACATCGAGAAAATACTGGCCATCAGCGATACTTGGAAAAAGTTCTTCGGATTGGAGGTAGTTTTTGACGAGCAGCTGATGGCCAGCCGTTGTTGCATTGAACCAGCGAATATGCTTCACGAACATGCGATCCGGAATTGTATCGCCAGCAGCGTCGAGCTTTAGAACTCCACCTATTGATCCCGTTACTGCCACTTTAGATGTTCCTTATCCTATGCTTCGTTGTTCCACTACCGCCCTCAAGGGTTCCGGTGAACTCGGTTCCATTCGCACCATACTTTATGTTCTTCTTCACGTCGGCCTCGGAAGGTTCAATCTCATTTCCCGTATAGTCGTTCCCAGAGGGACCATACTGATCAGGAGCCCTAACATGACCTGGAACTGGGTAGACTGCTCCAAGGGGAATAACAGGAGGAGTGTACAGATTGAAACTAAAACTTCCAATAGTGAGGTCACTTACAAATGAGTTATCGAGTACTATAGGGTCATCGACCTTTGAGAATGTCACATCGGTCGGAGTTGCTTCATAGTCGATGATCCTAATATCCTGTGTCTTTGTCATGATCCTACCAGGTTCCTTGCGCTAACTCCACCTGCAGCTCCCGTGTAGGCGACTATGAAGTACTTTGTCGTTGTATCAGGGACTTGGAACGAATAGTAGCCATCAGCATTTGAGATCGTTGTCTGAACTAGTACTTCAGGTGTAAATCCTCCTGAGGATGCAGGACTAGCGCCTGCTGTGAACCCTACAGGGGCCGAAGCAAGCCATAGTTCAACAGTGGCTCCTATGACGATGTTCCCGTTGTTGTCCCTAATAGTTCCCTTAATGTTGTAGGGCTGTTGTTTGCTCCCACCCCAGTGGATATCATATGTCCACATAGCTGGGAGATAGGTTGGGGCCAAATCTAAGCCTGCCCAGACGTCCCCAACAAAGATGTTCCCAGAGGACCCTATCCATCCACTATTCCAGCCTGGCCAGATATCTGCAGCCCATGCACCAAAGATTGCATCATCCTCTCGCATGCTCTCAGGATGGACACCAATCGACATATCCAGACTTCGATCACGTCTCTGAAGCGGAATCGTAACTCCAACACCAGCTCCACCAGTTATTCGTCCACCCATTAGAGTTCCTTTATGAGGACTGGTGTCGTATCATGTCCTTTACAGAACGGACAAGCGACAGACTCTGCAGCGCGCCATGTTTTGCATAGTACATTGAATGGACCACACATTGAACATAGCATTGGATGGATTGTTGGACCAGTAGTTGAACTCCTTAGTTTATCAGCTACTCGGTCTATCTTCTGGTAGGAACTGACGACATCGATCATTGCTTTACAACCGCCTGTGCAAACAAGTGCTGTGGAGTACCAGTTAGCTCGACTATTCCACCAACTGGTACCCATTCATCCAGGATCTTCTCGTTCACAGCATCCACGAGTGCTTGTAGAGTATCACCAGCGATGATATTGTACTGCATTATTCGTCAACGACGATATGTACATCGTATAGGGAAACCGCGGCTATGTTCCAGAGAACCACCGAGCCGGCACCTGGAATCACGAGACCTCGAGGGAACGTCGCAATGACACCTGCCCCAATCGCTGCCGCGATGTTGAACCTTCGGAAGAAGTTCAGCGGGACGGTAGGAGGTGTGCCCCAGGCTAGTGCTGTCTGTGACGCACCAGTGGCATCGTTCGGATCCTCGGCGAGGACGCTAATCGGTGACGTTGGAGTGACCCCAATGGCCTGAGGACGTCCCAACCCAAGAGGAGACTGAGTTGCGGCATTGAGCCATATCCCTATCTCCATGAGCCTGACACGTGCAGAAGCAGGGCCTCTCAACTCGAAGCTCGCCTGTGTCGTTGTTACGTTTGATGTCCTGTTTGCAAGTGAATAGATTGCCATTTTGTTCTCCTATCCCTGAAGGCCTTCGAGCTCATCTGTACGGCGTAGCATATCGAGCCGACGTTGAGTCCTTGCTCTTCTGAGTTTCTTGAGTTTTCGACGTTGGAACAATGACTTTATCCATCGGATGAACTTCACTTTTTGCCTTTTGGTTTCTTGCCTGTTCTAAGAGACTTCCCAGTTCTTTTCTGGGCAGTAGCAGCAGCTTCCCCTTTTGGGACTCCATTCCTCACCATCGCTTCGTACATCTTATGTACCTTTGTGTTCTTTGGCATCTTTCAGCCCTCCTCAAAGTATACTATAGAATAGCATGACTTGACGAAAATGTCAATACTAATATCCTGCCCTTCCAATGAACCGCTTCCTTCGGTTCGAGCGTTCAGCGAGAATCCTCTTGGTATCTTTTGTCCTTACTTCACTTTGTGGCATGTGAATCTGGTCGATTCCCCAAGTCAAGCAGTCGAGAGTGTCCATCATGCCAGACGGAAATGCACAGAACTCCGTTATGAATTGGTCTTGATTTCTACGAATGCGGAGTTGTCCATTCTGTGCTACCGGCCCAACTGCTGTACGAATCCTAACCTTTTTGGCTTTCTTTGTGCCCTTTGGTAGCGCCTCAACGGGGAAGAACTTGTTGTTCTCACGGCAGATCATGTTGAAAATCGTGATGAAGGAGCCATGTGCCCCGAATGCTTCTATGTAGATCTTGCGAAAGTAGCCCTGCCATTGGATCGCCATTTCCATTAGCTTTACAGCGATCTGCATTTCAGGGTTCTCTCCTTTTGCACGTCCTGCCCATGAGTCCAGTTGAAAGTAAAGGTCGGAGTGGCCCATTAGTACAGCAACTGCGTTGTTTGAGAGGTCAGTTTTCTGCTTTTTGATCTCATTTCGGTCTACCGTGTCGAGATCACCAGATGCGGCCGTATCGACTATGATTATTATGTCGCCCTCTGAACAAATATAGTCCTTTGAATGCTCTAAGTCCTCTATTCTACAGTAGTACCCCTTACTCTTGTCCTCGAGGAGCTTAAAATACTTTAGTTGACTGTCCTTAAACTCAAGTGACCCTGGATGAACCTCCTGATTCATGATATTGGCCTGATACATGAGCCAGTTTCTATCCCTCAGTTTGCGAAGTTCATCATCATCGTAGATTTTTGGGAAGTACAACTTTCCAGTCGTCTCATCTTTGGCAGGGACCCAATAGGTTTTGTACTCTCCAGACCGAATTATCTCTTTATAGATATCGTTCCCAGGCCATCTCGTCCCATACATTCGCTCGATACCAATTTTTGGCTCGACAAATAGACTTCTTTCATAGTCGTGCCATGTCAAAGCAGCCGCCATGTTCATTTCGCTGAACATATCTTCTATTCCAACAAGGTCATCGTTAATCTGGAAGTCCGTATGGATGCTTTCCGACCTCGCACCAACCCCGATCGTTATGATTGAGGGGGTGGAGCGAATCTGAGTGCGGTTTGGAACACTCATTTCCATCTGGTTCCAAGGCCTGTGCTTGTCGTTTGGCTTGATGACCTCAGGAAAAAACAAGTTCATGAGAACATTTGACCCACCAAGATGCTCTTCAATCTCCGTCAACATCCTCTCAGCGTGCCTTGCAACTTGGTTTGCGATTAGTATTGTCCTATTGGGGTCATTTATCAGGAGCCAAATTGAGTAGGCAATGGTTCCGATCGTCGTCTTGAATACACCACGAGGGAGCAAAATAAGACCTCTCTGGATAGAGAGGTCTTGAATGAAGTCACAGAGGGGTTTGTGCGACTCGAAGTCCAGTTTTGTGTACTGGAGTATCGCCTTTGCTAAGAAATAAAGGCTCCGCTTGCCAAGAGCACGATAGACCGTCTGGACCTTTCGATCGGACTGGACGTCAGCGAGGGATAAGGAACCACGGTCTGACAACTGGAACACTTCATCCCGTAGCGAGTTGGGTGCAGTATCGACTTGCAGTCCTGACACAGCGCCCTCTTACTTACCATTGAGGACTTCGCGTCCAACTTGGAGAAGGAGATTGACTTGATCTGCATTGATCACCACCGGGGCGGTCTTGGGCCCGCCACCTGCCCCTGCCAGTTCTACAATGTCCATCGCTGTCTCCTTGCGGAGTTTCTCATTGTTCGACATCTTCAAGATTCGTCGAAGCTCGAGTTCAGCATCAGGAAGCAGCTTGAGGAAATAGTTCCTGGCTACTGCGACTTCTGAGTCGCTCTGTTCCACCACTGGCATAGCCAGTGTTGCCTCTATAGGTTGTACATCACCCATATTGACAAATGTATCATATTATGGTATATTTGTCAAGGGTTCTGAAAAACTTTTTTTAGGAGGTTTAGGACTATGTTAGACGAGCATGAACAGACAAAACTACTTGCTATGGGAGAAGGGGGCTGCTACCTTCTCGTGTTGAAGAAGATCGCTGAACTGGATACGGCTTGGAGATTGGATCCTGTCGTAGTCTACAATGAGGCAATAAGGCGCGGCTTCATGCGAGAGGATTGTTGGCTCCTTGATTCTGCTTCGCTCCTTGACTTTCTAACATCGAAGAAGTGCACCAAGGTCGCCGTCGCCATTGGTAATACTCTACCAGTTGGATCGAAGTATGTCGTCGCAGAGTTTGCGCGTCGTACCCCGAAGGGAGAGATCACACACTGGGTTCTCCTAAATAGCCAGTTGGAGATTTGGTACAATCCCCTTGCTTACTCTGAGACGGTCAAGCATGGAATCATCAAATCCCTTCGGGTGTTCCTGCTGGAGGACAAGTGATGAGACGCTCGAGAGAGACTATCCAACTGAATGACCTGTGTTTCGATCGTAAATACTTTCATTCAGCTACGCTGCGCGTAGACAAGGCACCGGGAGGGTTCAACTGCTTCCTTGCCATTACACTGTTCACCCATAATGGTATCCGAGAGTATTGTACACTGGGTCGTGAGATCCTCGATACAGTCACCATGTACAATGCACTATTAAAGCAGCTTGGGAAGCCGGTGCTCAAGAAAGTGGAAACAATCCGGATGGCCTTGGAGAAGTCCCAAGAGCTGGAGTTCCACCGTTCCGCTCAAGCCAATAGAGAAGTAGCTGGCCAACGATCCAGCCCAAAGGCTGATGCTTCTGCTCCACAAGAGCCTTTGTCTGAGACCAGTTCTCATCTGTCATAGGGACGGAAATCTGGTGTGCTTTCAAAAGGGGCCTCCTCATAGGAGGCTCTTTTTCTGCGCCTCGCAGTCCTGAGGCGAAGCCTCACAACACGCGCGGAGCGCGAGAGCCTCCATTCCAATAGTAGCATAATTCTCAATAAAAGTCAATACCTCAAGAAAGGCACCTCAAGAGAGGGGAGCATCCAAACTGGAGCATACTCACTCCACAATAAAGGTCAATAGGCATAAAAATGCTCACGAATTATAGAGGGCATTCTACAGGCTGGCGGCGGCGGCGGCGGGGGGTCTCCCGACCTCGCGTGTTTGACGCATCGCCCTCGCTCGATGCGAAACGCGAACCGGTAACTGATATCTCAGTTTGGCAGGCCTCGCCCGATGGCAATACGTTTCATTCGGCAAATGGCATAACTGATATCTTACTGGCACAGGGTAGACTGATATATCAGTTCAACTGAGATATCAGTTTTGACGGATCGCTATGGAATACAGCCGCACAAGCTGATATATCAGTTTGAAGGATCGCTAATAAAATCCATACTTTCATTTTTTCAATCCCCTATGCCATGGTGTCTATGGTATTCAAAAAATGGCGATCCTTAGCTAGCTCCTCTCCCCGTCCCCTGTGAATCTAAAGTATCTCCAAAATCTCCAGCTCCTTCAAAGGTATATAAATATATATAATATATTGAAAGTATTATGTCTCCATGCCGTCCAATTTCTCCATTCCCATGCCGGGGCAGGTAAACTGATATATCAGATCGCGTCGATACTTCGGCGAATAGCATAACACGCCGAGTGCGTCATTTTGACACACTTCGGAACTCCATTATCTCCAAAAGTGAGTCAAATTGATACAAAAACTGAGATATCAGGCCTCGAGCGAGTCAATTTGACTCACTTGCTACGTTTCGCCGAAAATCGAAGGGCTCGAAAAGTATCGTAATTCCTTATACTATAAGGAATTAAAAATCTTTCTCATTTTTCCAGTTCCGGCATGGATTTTGCTACATTATTGGCATGCGTCGGCACGAGAAATCGTGCCGATGCAAAAAGCCGATCTTTGAAAATTTAGGGGTAGGGGAAACGGATCGCAAAACCGCGCCGTTGGCGCGGGAGTGTATACTTTTCTGTACAGGAGTATCATCATGTCGAAAGCTCTAGAAAATCTCATGGCAGGACTGAAGGGCAGGGAGAACGAGCCCGAGGCAAAAGCGCTCATCGCGCTCCAGAAAATCGGCGAGTCCATGGCCGAAAGCGCTGACACGGAGCGAAAGGGCTACGCGAATACCATAGCGTCGCTCCGGGCAAAGGGGAACAACCCGATGGCGGATCAGCTCCAGAAAGTGCTGGACGCCATGCCGACAGCCACCCGGGGCCTGTCCGCCGATGATGCGCGGAAGCAGATGGAACCGTACCTGGCCACCCTAAACGGTGACTTCGCTCAGATCGTGAAGCTGGGCTGCACGAAGTTCAAGAGCGACAAGTATTGGCAGCTCTACCAACAGCCCGCGAAGGAAAAAGCCGAGGCCAAAAAGTAAATCGAACAAAATGGAGGGACTGGAGAAATCCAGCCCCTCCAAAAATTAGCGATCCGTATCCCGTCCCAAATTGTCACGAGGGCGAGGGCCGCCGAAAGTGCGATGCGAGCGAGGCGCACGGCTCTATACCATGGTGCATACCATGGAACGTCTAAGAGCAGTACCAGTTAATCGGCCAGTCCTGCTACTCCCCTGTCGTGGGAACTGGTACTGCTAATCATGGATCATGCGGCAGAGCCGCAGGAGGACACAAAATGAGAACAAGCTATGCAGTCCAGGTACTCAGCGAGAATGCACAGAGGCTCGAAGAGTACGTGGCCATAGGGCCCAATCCAGAGAACAAGCTCTTCGCAGCCCAAGCCACTGAACTGAGAGAGTGCGCGCAGGCCCTCAAAGACCTGGGGGATTGAGCCATGCTTAAGCTCTACCATGATACCAACACGGGCATCGTCTATGCCGACAGCGCACCAGTTGGAACGACTGCCACTCCAGAAGGTCGAATTAAAATGTGGGATCTCATGAAGGAACTATATTCGCTCGACGTTTATATTCCTCAGTCTCTGAGGGCTTCACTCTGTGAAGAACCAGTTATTCCAACTGGCTCCATTGGTATCCACGAGCCGACCTTTGCAGAATGGTCGGCACTGCATCCCGTGCGGATGCAGAAAACAAAAGCAACGAAGGACGCAAGGTACTTTGCACCTCACGTTGCTACTAAAAGAGCCGCGAAGCGGCAGGGGGACAAGAGTCATGGAAAAGAAAAAGGTGCAGGTCCACATGGATCGAGAAATGCTGGGACCATGGGTCCCAGCACAAGCAGAGCAGCAGATAGTCTACTCGCTGAGGCACGTCGTTGGCTTGCGGAACACCCTGATTGAAACCAGGGCGAGGAACTCGAATGCGCAGGCATACGATCTGCTCAAGTCTTTCGGTATTCCGAAAGCTCATCGCCAGCTCATCTTTCAATAAGGAGGGGATAGATGTTGAACAATAATGAAGAAGGTACGAGGGCTCTCGATGAACTAATGAATGCGTTCAAGGACGATGCTCCAAAGCAGGTACTCATGCGAGGCATCGAGATCATGGCGAATGTGCTATACTCCATCGACGCAATAACCAATCAGTTCCTTTCGATTGTCCTCAATGAGACCACGAAGGAAGTGATCATCAGCAGGATCAAGGAGGAGTTCCCAAAGGCCATTTCCGCCACCAGCTCCTTTGGGATTCTCGCTGCACTATTTGGCTCTGACAGTGTGTTCATACGCAATCCCATAATACGCACCTCATTCGTCGAGACTGCTCAGTACTGTCTGGAGCATGGTCACTTCATGAACTCCAAAACGAAGGAGCAAATCTGATGAAAAGCCGGAACGCAAAGCGTGCCGCGAGGGCAAAAGTCAGGGCCATCCTCAAGGGGTACAACCGAAGCCACCGAGCGAAAGTGGCACGGCAAAGGAAGCATAGGAGCAAGAGTCATGATCTGTGAGGTTTGTGAAGAGGACGACGCCAAGTTCAGAGTCTCTATCACCGATCTCGAAGGTGAGGTGAAGGATCTCATAAATGTCTGCTTTAATTGCATGAACATTGTGAGAATCGAGTGGCGCCCATTGGCAGGCTTTTGCCTGACCGTATGAAAGGAGCAAAATAATGTGGAAGCTCTGTGATGGAGCTGGTAGAGAGGTCACTTTACCGATCACTTTGAAGGACTCCCAGGGTGATGCGGTAACGGTCATTGGAGGAAGGCCCCCAATGAAACCAAGTTCTACTGGGAGGATCTACACTGAAGATGGACGGGAATACTTCCCAGGTGTAGTGGACTTACGATGGGAGGACAAATGAGCGAGAAGACCTGGGACGATGGACTCAAGTCAGGTGCCTTTAAGAACAAGGGTACTCGGAAACGAAAGTTCCGCGGCAAGCCCGAGGACAAGGGCCGGCGCCGCCTCGGCGTCAGGGGGCGCCGAATGTCAGAACGAAGGAAATGAGCCCAGCGGTTCTCCTAATTGCAGCAGCGCTGGGTCGCAACCCGTTCTATGTTGCAATGGTGTACGAGAACCCTATCGCCCAATATGATAGGGTTCTCAACTCTGCACTCGTTGAAAGGGAGAGCTGGTACAATCCGAATGCTGAGGAGTTCATCTGGAATAAGGAGCATACTGGTATCATCGGTACGTCGTGGGGTCTGTACCAGATCTGTGATCTATACCATGAACAATATCGTGGTAATATAAGGGAGCATATCCGTGCTGGCGCAGGTATCTTACTTGGCCTGCTCATGAGGGAACACGAACCGCTCTTTGCCCTATCATGTTACAATTCGGGGCAGGAGTGGAGCAAGCGGGGCCTGCGGTACGCACAGGATGTGCTTGCAATAGTCGATCGAATCCACGCCGTTGGCGTATGGAAGTGAGCGGCGCAGCCGTGCCGCGAAAGTGTATTCCGCACTGGAGGATCAAAATGCCGGTACTCAGAAGGGTCTATGCCGAGGTCGATGACAACACGTTCTTTGCATTCCGAGATAGGGCAAAGCACGAAGACCTCACCCTGGCCGAAGCGTTCAGCGCAGCCGTTATTGCGCTCTCAAAAGGCTACATCATCGTCCGCCCGAAGGTAGTCAAAGAACATGCTGAGTCAACAGGAGCTGCATATGGGAAGTAGTGCAAGACTCAAGATGCTCGCTTCGACTATGGTAGATATGTACCAGGCTGGAAGGGAACCCGCCGCAAAGATAGCTATAGAGTCCACTATTCCTGGGGACGTGAAAACCTCATTGGTGATTGTTGATGTACTCGCCAAGTACCTCATACATTCGATCAGAGAATACTGGAAAACTCAACCGGTCTGGAAGGAGTTCTCCGAGGATGAGATAGACACGGCGTGCCAAGAGGAGAACGATCGGAGGGGGAAGTCTGAGGATCTCACCATCTCCTCGCTCTCTTCTGCATTGGACATCCTACTCAACGGTGGTATGTCGTGAACCTCCACATCCATATCCGAGACTCGAACCCAATCCACACGCACATAACTGTGTTCATCGAGGGTGCCAGCACTGGCACCCTCTGCCTACGCACAGTCGATGTTGCCACGTTCTGCATGATCCTTCGGAATGGGAAGAGTGCAGAACTCGACACCTACAAAGAGAGTGGCAAGCTGTGGACGGTAGAAGACCAAACTCTCTGAACTTTATAGAATGGCTCCTCGAGGTCGATAGGATCCTCGAGGAGTGTTCATGCCTGGATCATTACTATCTGGATGAACGCCCATGGTTCGAATGGTGGCAGAATGGGATGATCCCAGATGAAGCTGCCCATATTACCCTCAAAGTAGAGGGACTGGAGGACTAAGTGCCAGAAGATATTGCAAAGCGCGCAAGGCGTAGACTATGGGAATGGTCACACGCAAGGGGCAGTCATTTCGTCATGCACCTCTTCGACCTGGCTGCTAACTGTGATCCAATGAACCTATCGCTCTTAGCGATGGGGTTCCCAGAAGAGATCAATGTTTTCAAGAAGTACCGTTTTGAAGAGGGGTACTTCAATGAGCTCGATGGCGAGTTCGCGGTAAGACATGAGGAGGACAAATGAAGGTACTAAAAGGAATCGCAGTTGCATTTAGCTCAACTGCAATCATACTTGGATCGGTGATGATTATCCTGTCCATCTTCGGGATTGTAAGCACAAAGGGCATCGTCGTCGATGTGATGAGCATAGCAATGGGCATCTCGTCACTATGTCTTATATCCACGATCAGGAGGTAGATCATGAACAGTCTCACAAAGAGTGAAGGCCTGCTGAGGGTCGATGTGAACATCGGCAGCCTGCCAATCGGGATCGCTGATGCCGGCGCCGAGTACTTCGTTGTACAGAAGGCGATCAAGCAGCTCGAGTCCCGGGAGAAGATCCTAAAAGAGCATCTCATGAACAAGCTGGATCCCGAGAACCGCAAAGAGAAGCTCGATATTTGTATGGAGGGTGTTCGACTCCTCCGTATCCCCCGAAAGGACGTCCGATGGAAGGAGGCAGCGGAGCAGATTGTTGAGGAGCTCGTTCCAAAGACACGGTATGATGATGCACAGATAATCATCAATGGTGCTTCAAAGGATGGATTCACGAACAAAGTGAGTGCCTCCGATGATACCAATGAAGTGTGAGCTCTGCAGAAGCCCCCTTGGGAATGTATTGGAGAACGGTTTGAAATTTGGCCAGAGTTATATCCAGTTCTATCTGGATACTGGTGGCTGTGCCGAGTGTTGGGGAAGAGCACAAATGCACGAAACAAGGAGCACAACAAATGCCCCGACAGAGAGTTTACCCAAGGTTTGTTCTACCTGATGGAACAAAGAAGCTACTACTTACTCGGCGCAGGCTTGTAGTTGATCTTAGTGATGCAGTCCCCGAGGAGCTGACCATAACGGACATCCAAAAATCGTATCGTCGTATGCAGTCCCTGGTTGAGAATACCAGGGACTTCTACAAGATCGAAACGAGAAGAAACCTTTATGTGTACAAAGAAGAAGATGGATGGGTTTGGTGCACCGATGATATACAACGCAATGTGTCCGAATATGTATGGCTCCGGAAGAAGGCCGACAAGCTCGCTTCTGGAATTATCGAGCTGTTAAAACAGGAGCTGATAGATGCCAAAGTTCGACACGAAGGAAGTCCCACAGTCGGGGACACTAGTACGGATAAAACTTGCGAGACCTGAACTATGGCTCTACGCCGAGGTCGACAAGGTAAGTCCGAGTTATTCGTTCATAACCCTAAAGGTGCTGGGAATCAAGGAGTCCCCTGATGAAGAAGTCACAGAGCCAACAGTACTCAAGGATGCCTCCGATCCAATGGGAGAGACTCACGAGCGTCCTCCTATTCGCACTCGGGATGATCACGGGAGCGGTACTACTCGGCGCGCTCCTGCTAATGATGGTCTACCTCCCTCACCTGTTCTTGAAGTAGAACAACGTGAGAAGGAATTAGGGGATCCACAGCCGGAGTTGTTCTAATGGCAAAGGTCCCCCCTCATACATTCCAATGGTGCTGCGGAAGGTGCGCTACCTGGAACCCCATCGAGAGGGGAACTTGTTCCAGTTGTGGTTCCATGTTGCAGGACGTCGCGAAGGCATTTCGGTTGCAGAACGTCCTGACTGATGAAGAAAGGAACTACTACGAAGTAACTGCTCCGATGATACTAACAGAACTACGTTGGATACGGGAGCTGCTGGAAGGAAGGAAGTTAATTCCATGAACGACGATTGGTTCCGGCTCTGCCAGACCCTTGAGGAAGGCCGAAGGATCTATCGTGAGATGCTCATGAAGGAGCACCCAGATCGGGGTGGTGATGCTGAGGTCTTCAAGAAAGTACAGGTTGCGTTCGAGGAGTTTCTGAGGTCTCGCCCCAACGACGATTTCGTGAAAGATATGCACAAAACACAGGGTGCATACACGAGATCAAAGATGCAGTATTCACCTGAGTTCTACGAGGCACTCACAAGGATCATGGCCATGAACGTTGACGTCGAGGTCATAGGAACGTGGATCCATATCACGAACTATGTTGGGAGAGATGTCCTCGAACTCACCTTCATAGGGTGCTGGTACTCTGTAGGGCATAAGGCAATGATCTGGAGCGGTGATGAAAAGAAGCGCGTTGCGCCCAAGTTCACCACGGACGAGCTCCGCTCGAGGTATGGCGCTGAAGAGAAGCGCAGAAAGAGGTACGTATGAAAACCACTGGCGTAGTCTCTGATCCATTCGCAGAAGTTCTCACCCTGGTAAAGAAGCTCGCTCTTTCCAAGGAAGTTGAGAAGAAGATCTCCGAGATTGAATGCTCGGTGCCCTGCGATGTATATATTCAGATATGGAACGAGAGTATCCTCTATTTGAGCATCACTCCTGAGGGTCAGAAGGTGTTCTCTACTGAGGAGGTCCGAGAAATCCGTAAGTCCCTTCATGATGGTGGTATAGTCCCTGAGGGGGGATGGAAAAGGCTCTTCAACAAAGAAGATGGGAGCTTCTACTGGAACAACGACGTAAACTCCACGACGGGAACTGTCCATGCTTACATTAGGAATGCAGGACAGGGTCAGTGTACCATCGAGAAGTACGAAGAGACTGTAATTCGTTATCGGACGAATTGCAAGCCAGAGCCCGAAATCGAAGCTGATGTTCCCGAACAGCTCGAAGCCGAGCCAGTCGGGACTGAGGTGGGCCATGACGCATGAGGAGCTGAGGGAGAAGGTGGCGGGGTGGTTTGCGCATAAAGATCACCACGATGAAGAGCAAGGGCCATGTGAGCAATGTTATCGAATGGCCGACAGCATCCTTGCCCTCGTCGAGCCGATGCTGGCGGAGGCGTTCGTAGCGGGTGCGGTTGCGGTACGGTTATATCTTCCGCGAGGAATAGATTGGACGGAATGGGTCGAGGCCGAAACTGCCCGCCGCTATAAGGTGAAAGGGGAGTTGTGCTGCTGCGAACGACATGTGGTAGCGGGGCGATGCTTGGAATGTCCGGTCCATGGAATTCTACCACCCGGTACCAAGGCGAAAGGGGAGAACAATGAAGCTACGTGAACGGATCGAGGCGCTGGCGAAGGTTTGGGAACAAAGGGAAAAGGAATCAGGACTGCCTCATCCCGGACTATCAGAACTTCGCGCCCTGCTTGCAGAGGAGGAGGAGCCGGGGGATGAGGCGATAGTGCGCGAGTTTCTCTGGACGAATCACGGTTGCTCTATCTCCGCACTTTACGGGGATGATGGAGAGATGCAATGCAATAATGGATTGCATAGGCCACTGGACTTTAAGCGTCAACCGATGCCGGTTCTGGTGAGGGCAATTCTCGCCGCACGCATCGAACACGCAAAGGCCGCCCTCGCCGAGGATCGAGCGGAGAAGGCCGAGCGGGAACGGGATGGGGGAGAAGAGATCGAGATTCTCCGACAACGTGTTAAAGACCTTGAAGGATACCACGGTACTGAACATGACCGTATGCAAGCACAACGTGTTGTGATCGAGGAAGGCGGAAGCGCCCTTAATCGTCAGGACACGGATTTGTTCCGCTTTGCCGTGGATATGGTTTTGAAACTTGACCGCCAGAATTACGCATACGGGGAATGCCTGAAGAGAGAACGAGCTCTTCGCACTGCACCCGCCGAGGCCGCCCTGTCGCGGATGCGGGAGGCGCTGGAAAAGATTGCGCGTCGTGGCTGCGTGTTTGATGCCAAAGGCACATGGAGTCAAGAGGTGCATAGCATTGCATCTGTTGCCCTCGCCGCCTACGACGAAAGGGGGTCAAAAAGTGACTGATCTCCAACGGGCTGCCAAAGACTCGTACCTAATGTGGATGAGCTACAAGCCAGAAGTACGAAAGCAGTTCGAGCTATTCGATGATGCAATAGGTAGGCTCATGGAAATCGTACAGAGAGAATGTCCATCTCCTCCTCCATTCGAGGATGATCATAGCGAAGAGTAGCTGATAACACAAAGCCCCCCTCTTGCGAAGGGGGCTTTTTTTTGAGCTTAGAGAGCTTAATCGTCCAGTTTGTCCATGGCCTTTTGTGCAATATGTGGGATCGCTTGGATTATGATTTCATAGCAGAGCTGTGAAATCGCCAGCGAAACCGCACCGAGCAGCACGCAGACCCCTATGAAAAGATCCAGAGACAGTCCCCCTATGAACGAAAAGCCGAAGCTCAGAAGGACTGCCGTAATGGACCAGACCCATGATGGGGCCTTCTTGAATAGACCCTTCAGCCACTGTACGAGCCCAACAGTGGCAACCATGATGATCGCCATCAAGAGCAAAAAGTAAGTTACGTTCATCAAATCTCCTTACATCGTAGCCTGGACTCGAATTATTCTGCCAGATGGCAGATCCAAAGTGTATAGTTGATGCTCAGGGCACCTCCTATATGTTCTTGCCATCGGCTCTCCCTCTACAAGATAGACCTGTGAGTAGAGAGCTATCTTCTCGCACCCAGCCGTCTGGCATTCATCTTTTCGTGCAGACTTACCTGCTGACGGATCTGTTCCCGAACCCACGCGCTCAGGCTCTGGCCCCTTTGGCGCAGAATCTGAATCATCTGTGGCATGTCCCGTCCTTCCAGCAGTAAGTTGATCCTGCAGGGTTCTTCCACTACTTGGCGCTGTGGCACCTGTGGCTCCTTTCCTTTTGGCCTCAAGATTCATATCTCGAGACCGGAGGGCTTCTACACATGCAAGGCATACTGGTACCTCACTCCCTTCGAGGGACAGTGAATCCACGAGGTCTCTTCTTGTCCAGTTATTGCAAATCCAGCATTTCAAATAATCGCTCATGGTGTTGTGTCCCTCTTTACATACAGCACCGATGGCCTACCAGCCTTTCCGCTCCGGATAATCTCAACCTTCATTTGTCCACTTTCGACGAGGATCTTCTGCACTTCTTCCAGATCAGCCAGTCCTCGGTGTAACCGACCTCCCAGCTTACGCAGTACTTCACCACGAGTAACCTGGCCCTGATTGTCAAGGATCTCCATGACCTTCTTTTGGAGTATCCCGAGGGGCGATAGGTCAACATGGGCGAAGGCTGTAAACATGCGCTCCTGAGTCCAGGTTATGATGGAATGGGCCTGTCTCAAGTCGCTTGCTGTTATGCTCCCTCGCTTATCTGATACTGCGAGAATGATGGACAGCTTCAAGATAGTATCTGGCTTGCGTTCGACGAACCCGAGCAAACTTGTGTCTGTGACTGGTACGGATTCAACAGACGTGTACCAATCATTATACCACTTCTTTGCATCTGCGGTCAGTGTCACTTCTCCGTGTAGTTTGTGCATCTCCCCTATAGTATCGTGGAGATGATCCTTCTCTGCCTGAGGTGGGCTCTCTGGCATGGAGATATTCCGGTCGCGTCGGTGTCTTACGACGAACACGATCCTTGACATGAACCCCCCCTCGAATGAATCGGCGGGCAAGTTCGTGGCAAGCCATTCTGGTGTGCTGGCTCCAATGAGAGAGACAGCAATGTCCTTCAAGACAATCGGCCTCTTGTTCCGAGTTAGGTATTTGAAGGACGATGGGCAATCATATAGAGTTGTGAGCAACCCTACCATTCCACTATTGTAGTTCTGCTTGCTAACGAATACAGCAAGCTCATACGCGGTGACAAGGCCACAGTGCGCCGGGTTAATGTTTATGTTGATCCCTCCGCCCCCTCCTGGGTTCGTTGAATCTGTCTTTTCGAACATTGCAGTTCCAACATGGAGTGCAGCAAGTAGAGCTTCGGGGGTGGTCTTGTCGGCCATCACATTTGCCCAGTCGAATCCATCGAGGAGCTGGATCCCGAGCATCATGGCTCTGGTCTTCCGACACTTCCCCGAAGGTCCAATTAAAATCGTGTACAGGTTTGGAAAGACCTCATAGATGCCTTTGCTCACCCATACCTGCCTCTGCAAAACGGCACCTATGATAGATGCCCCTACCCAAAAGTGATATGAACCTGGAGACTCCTGACGATCTGTGTACTGCATGTATTCTGCCAGAAAACCTGTGCTTGGAAGTAACGAACGGAACTCGACTTCCTCTGCATGGGTCTCTGCGATGAGATGCTCTATCTCATCCTTTTCCATTCCCCGCTCCTATCTATATACCCAATTATGTGTCGAACTCGGATCCATGTCTTGGGGATCTTATGAACACCACCCCACTGTTCTGTACGGTTTGCAGACTTCTCTGGTTCATGACGCTCAGCGAGTATGATCATCTTCTGTGTTTCTTTTATTAGGAACCCAACTGTCTGTGTGTACCAGTCCTCTTTGATCCATCCCTCGATCTCTTCGTTGCTAAACCAGCTCGTATTCCCATGTGCGTCTATCCATTCAATGTATATCACAGGGTACTGTTTATCCATTGAGCTTCCCCATTTCCCCCATGTTGGGGCCGGACTTCTGTTCGACAGGCCACTGGAATACCATTCCGTTTGGTGCCGTAACAGGAGACTCCATGACCTCCTTGACAATCTTGGCGACTGTCTCTGCTCGAGAAGTAGGAGTCTCGATATAGAACGAGTCATGCAGTTGTAGTATTATTTTGTCCTTATCCCTATCAAGTTCCTTGTCGAGCTGTGCAAAATGGTAGTGCATTACATCGCTCACTACACTTTGGATTGGAAAGTTCACTGCTTCCCTTAAGTTCGCTTGTGTTGGCTTGTTTGTGAACCACCTAATCCTGCCGAATGGGTTTGTGATCTTCTGCTTTTCCCTCATTTCGATCTCTATGCCTGTCTTATAAGCAAATAGTGCAGGGTGCTTCGCCCACAGGTTTACAAGTGCTTGTCTAATGTTGGCTCTTTGCATCAACTCCAAAGGGCATACTCTCTCAATCTCCTGTCCTTCAGATCCATAAACGATCCCATATATAAAGTTCTTGATGAATGTTCTGTGCTTCTCTATGTACTCCCCATAGACATCGAGCATGTTCAAAGCATGAATGTCGTCGCCTCGCTCAAATGCCCCGAGCCACGGTATATCGTGAGCGATAGTAGCAAATATCCTAAGCTCAACTTGCGAATGATCACTCTCCACGATGGTACAACCAGGCTCGGCTGCGTACAGCGTTCGTATAAAACCAGTCTTGTCCCGTGCTGGATTCGGGAGATTCTGAAGATTAGGATCACTGCTATTGAATCTGCCCGTAACCGTTCCGTGTAAAGTGAAAGTGCTATGGACTCTCCCATCAAGACCGATCGGGGGGTCAATGTAAGTTGAACGAATCTTCTCTGCTTCCCGATAGTCCAGTAGGAGTGAAGGGACACGACTTTCAGGATGCCGAATTGTGAGCTTTTTAAGTACATCCTCATTTGTTGATAGTGCCTCCCCACTTCCAGTCTTGACACCCGAACGAAGTTTGAGCGTCTTGAAGAGCATCTCCGACACTTGCTTTGGAGAGTTCAGGTTAATCCCGGGTGATAAGCCAAGAGTCTCAATTTCGTCCTTCAATTCTGCAAGGTGAGTTGAGAGCTTTCCAAGTACCTCGTCACGACGTGCAGCATCGAAGCGTATGCCGTTTACGGCCATTCTTGCCGTGGGAATGACTGCCCCATTCAGAACATCGAGGAGCCAGCCCAGTCCTAAAGTCTTGGCTTCTGCTTCAAGCGCAGGTTTGACAAGGTGCAGAACAATACCGTCCCTTGCATTGTACCTTCTGAAATCAAAGTCGGAGCCGGTACCCTTGCTCAACTTCCATGCTGGATAATCAGAGAACGTTGAAACGATGAAAGCGAGATCATGGGCGGCAGGTTGATAGATCAAATAATGCGCAAGGATAATATCGAACACTGGCCCAACGACCTCGAAGCCATGGTTTATTAGAACCGAAATATCGAATATCCCGTACTGGAATATCTTGAGAACATTGGAGTTCTCGAGGATCCCTCCAATAGCCTGTATGATTCTTAGTTCCTCTTCCTCGGTCTTCCACGCCCAGTTCCCTGCCTCAGTTATCATAGGCACAACAAAGGCTTCTGATGCAGAATGCGCAAAACAGATGCACTTTAGGGGTGTCTCTGTTGCCTTGGCATGGTACGTCTCGATGTCAATCGCGAGTTCCAATCTCTTCCCGTTCGCTGTTTCTCGGTCAACTCGCATCCGGAACTCTTCAACCTCAAGGACAGTTGGGAAGGTGAAGAACTTTTCAGCAGGTTGAGGGACCTGCATCCCCGTCGCGTAGCGGCGGATCTTCTTCCAGTCTCGTACTGAGGTATCAAACTCGACCCAATCTCGAGCTACATAACCTGGGTGCCATGTTGGAACAGCAAGCCCGTAACTCGTACTCCAGATAGCCCCCCTTGCTGCACTAATGGGTGCATCAATTCCGAGAGCATGGAGGGAAGTGTTACCAACAGGTACAAGGATCTTCTTATTTCGCAGCCCCTGCAATTCGGAAAGAAGTCTTGGTGTACACAGGGATATTGCTCGCTGAGCTGCCGCAGTCTTAATGATATTTCCTGGAGGTCTACACTGAAGGACATTGAGGAATGAACAGTCCTCCCTTGATAGTCCTGCTCTCTTCTGAATCCTGTCTTGAAGTTGTCCTGTTGTTCCGACGAACGGCTTTCCATACTTCTCCTCATGTTCACCTGGAGCTTCACCAATGACTACGATCGGCGCTCCTGGGCGTATCTCCGATGGAACAATCCGTTTACCTGCGAACGGGCATTCTGCGCAGTTGCTCAATGTCCACCCCCTCATGGATCACGACTACATACATGACGATAAACCAAAGGTCCTTTTCAGCCAGTTCCATTCTATACCCTATCCAGAGGGCACGAGGATCATAGAATATGGAGGCATGTACGGGACTATCGTCAAACCAATGAGCTATCTGTATAAAGGTTGGGTTCCCTCGATACCATCCCAATAGCTCGTAGCATTCCCAGTCCTCCCAATATCCATCTACTTCTATCCCGAGCAGATCCAAGAAGATCTCTATTCTATCCTGCTTTTCTTCAAGGGGTATTACGAAGTGCGAAATCCCCCCATTCTCGATCTGGAGCGGCATTATTACATCTGCCATTTCGTTCAGCCAAAATGAACGAATGAATGGCTCCAGGCCTCTCTCCCTCCGTGCCATGTTGAAGACCTCCACGGACATATCCGCGGAGGTCATGATGGCAACGAATAGGAAGAGACTACTGAACAGTCTCTTCTTCATTCTTCTGTCCTGTTGCCGGCATTGCAGGCCTTGGTATATCGAGCTCAATGGGAACTGGTGAGACAGTTCTTTCGACAAGTCGCCCATCCATAATTACGTCCTTCACCCCGAGCCTGCATCTATGCCTTTCGAGAGACTTCACGATCTCTTCTTCACACGCACGGGATCTTTCAGCCATTGCAAGCTCTCTCGGCGTAAGTATAAGTTTGTTCATTTTATTAGCACTCCTATTGTGATACCAAGTAGTCCGGCGATAACAAATGTCACCGACCCAACTAAGAACTCTTCCCAGTTCTTATTCTTTAGTTGTTCGTCTTTCTGAAGACCCAACTTCGTAAGGTCCGCTATTTGACCCTGCAGGATTGGAACGGTTTCCATGGCAACAACGGCCTTTTCCAGTCCAGAGCGTGTCATAAAAAAGCCGGACATACCCGATAGTGTCTCGTAGCCAACGTACGGGGTGGGGAGAACGATCGGTGTTGCGTCTGGAACCTGTGCGCCAACTGTCAACAAGAAGCTCAGCATCATGAACAAGCTGGTTAAAACGAGTTTTGCTCTCATGTGCCATCCTCCTTCTTCGAGCCCTTCGCGAGCTCATTGAAGTGCTGTGCCAGCGCATCGTTTGACTCTTTGGAGATCTCCTCCGAGGTCTTTGCGATTTGAGCATCAGCTTCTGCCTTTAGGTGATCTGCTTCCGTTGCGAACGATGTTTTGGTTGGGGTGGAAGTCGGCCATTGGAGTCTCTTCGGAAGGTACTTCTTCACTGAGATCCACCCCACTCCGAGAATCCCCAGGATCATTACTATGATCCATCCCCAGTCTTTCATGAACTGCATCTTCAATCTCCTTCTGGAGCCTCTCCAGTTCCATATCGAGGTATTTCACTGCCCACCGTGGTGGGTTCCAGTTTCTCACCTTTCCAGTGAGCATTGACTTCAGAGCTCGTCCTTCGGCGATCTCTCTTGCTCGAAGTCGGTTCCATTGATCTCGGGGGCTACATAGGCTGACACCAACGTAGACCCTTCCATCGGAGGGTCCGATGTGGGCAACAATACATCCAATGGGAGTTCCAGTTGGCCTTCGTCCTGGAACCACTGGAACCCCTTTGTCCAGTCCTGTTCTGATATATCGGATGATAGGAAAATTGATCCTCCCCATTTACCCAGCTCCTTCTGCAGTTCATCATTTGCCAGTTTACAGTACTCCTCACTTAGCTCTGTACCAAGTGAGTGACGTGCTAAGCGGTTAGCCGCTATTGCAGTCCTACCTGAACCCATGAATGGATCAAATACCAGGCCACTCTCCGGACAGCAAGCAATGATGGGCCTTGCAATAAGTCCCTGAGGATAAGGTGCCTTGTGTGGAACTTTGTCCTTGTTTGTAGGAACAATCCATACGTCTCCACAGTCCACTCCTCCTTCGAGGATATCGTCCGTTTTAGAACTCATGTCCCCGATCATACCGCGCATGCGGGAGGTCTCGGTCTGCTTGCTCTTGTTGAAGTTGTACTGCATTCGCTGCACAGTGTTCAGACGCGATGGTATGTTCGTCGCGTCACGATTAAAGAAGTACTCAGCCTGCAGAACAAACCAATAAAAGAACTCATACTTTCGGGTGAACCTATTCACCACTGACTCGGGTTGTGGATCTGGCTTATACCAGATCACTTTGTTCTTCAGTTTGAATCCTGCTGCGATCATCCCGAGGCAGAACTTTTCGGGAACCATCAATGGCCCACCTCTGTAGGTATCGTCGATGTTCACCCATACTGAGCCTGTCGGCTTCATCTTTGGCTTTATAGCCATGAACACATCCACGAGAGCCTGGACGAACTCCTCAACGGTTTGCTCTCGTCCAATCTCCCGTGAATCTGGTGTTCCCCCCAGACCAGATGTGTACTTTCGTAGCTTGAAGTAGGGGGGCGACGTAACGCACAGGTCAATGAAATGGTCCGGGAACTGTTTGACCAGTTCCCGGACGTCACCCTGGTACGTTTTGTCTACGGCAAAGCCGTTAGACGACGTACTCAACGTTTCTGTATTCCTTTCCGTCCTTGATGTTCGGCGTGAGCTTCACCTGGAAGGGCCCGGATGCAAGAAGCAGATCGAGGTTGATCCGTCCCTTGGCCATCGGAGAGTCCTTGTCGTCCCTTGAAAGGAGGCCGGAGGCAACGAGCAGTCTCTTCAACCGCCACGCCGCGTTCCCAGTCAGGTAAACCCTGTCACGGATCTTCCGACCAGCCGGGTCGGTGGAGCCATGCTCATCAGGCTGCTTCTGTGCAGGGCCAGCCTTTACGGTGAGCTCGAGCTGGATGAACTCCTTGTCGTTCTCGAACTTCTGCTCATAGGGCTCTTGGATCTGCACCGTATAGGTGCCAGGATCCAACTGCACGAATGAGAGGGGAGTGTTCTCGAAGTTCGGGATATTTATCTCTGCCATTGCTTTGCTCCTATGATTGTGTGATCTTTGCTACTTCTATTCCAGAACGCTTTCCAGATGTGAATTTGCTCCAAATCGTAGGGAAATCGTTTGGTTCCACCATGTCGAGTGTTGTTGTTCTGTCCTTTGCTGGAAACCCATCTGCTTCAACAGTACTTAGCCAATAACGAGCTTGTCGCTTTCCGTTATTGAATAGAGCTTCCTGCTTTGCATATAGAACCATATCGAAGGCCCCAGGCCCTGCCTTCCTATATGCCCCGAGTATGTCTGGTCCCCAGAGGCGAGCTTTGGTGTCCTTATCATCACGAGTGTCTTGTCGAGCAGTCGCTATGATATTCACCTTGAGCTTATTTCCAAGGGACAGCATCTGGTTCATACACATCCTGGTCATATCAGTGACCAGCCCCCAATCCTGTATCCTTAGGACAGTCTGGTGAGTGATGTCCTTGACCTTTTTATAGACCAGGAAACACAACTCTGATATCCCATCTAAACAGAGCGTCTTGAATGGGGGAACTCTTCCAAGTTCCACATCTGCCAGCGCCCTAAGGTAGTCGTCATAGTCCAAGAAGGTAGAGTAACCCCCCTTGATCCCTGCAATCCGCAGTCCGATTAGCCCCTCCTCCGTACATAGAAAGTGAGGTTCTGGAGCGGTTCCACAGAACCAGGTCTTTCCTGAACCCCATGGCCCGTAGACCATGATCTTCAGTTGAAACGTGGTGAGGTCAATGTCCTCTATCCTCTTATGTTCTGGCACAAAGCGCCTCCCTAAGTTTGTGGCTCATCCGGCTCAGGCTTTCCCTGCCGTTCCACGAAAGCTGTGCCAATTAGCCCCTCAGCGTATGAAGAACCAAAGCACAGATCCAGGTACTGACATGGCCTGTTGAACAGAAAGCAAGCTCCTGTATTACGAGGCCATATTGCGTCAGGGTTTGAGACCTTCTCTGCGATCTCATTTAGAACAAATCCAGATTCCTTCTTGAACCGTCCAATGTCCTCATCAGTTTTCATAACGAGGGCTTGGCGGAACTCATTGGAGGATTTGTAGGATCGCAGAATGTTGAAGATAATGCCATCCACAGGCTCATTCTGGTGAACGACATTCCAGAGCCAAATGTAGCCGGTACCCTGATCGGATACACCTAATGCTCTGCTGAGAGAACTCATCGACCATCCAGTTGTTTTGTGATCCACTATGTATGTTCTACTATTGGCTCGAGCAACCAAATCCATTCGGCCGGTGAACTTATCACCAGTTTCAGGAAAGGTGTACTCTACTGGTACTTCGACTTCGAGTATCTCCCATGGCTCCATAGGGTATTCGACAGCGTACGCCTGGAGAAGTATTTGACCCCTAATGAGATCATCATCATACTTCTCCGTGTCCATGTACTGATCTCTGTCAGCTTCCATTCCATTTCTGAACGCGAGTTGTGCTGAGGCAAGTTTAGTATCGAAGTCCTTACCTTCCTTGATAGCTTCGTACCAAGCAGCAAGCGCAGAATGGATATTGGTACCGAAGATAAGAGCTGGCGCCTTGGTCGCTGGCTCGAGAGCGCGAGGATACTTCCAGTAGAAGTACTGTTGGCACCTCAAATAATCGGCCAGAAAGTGAAAGCCGCTCTCAGAAGCCTGACCAGGCATTAGTCCTCGCTACTCGCGGTACCGGCCCGAAGTTTTCCGATAGGCGGCCAAAAGATCCGCTCTCCGGAAACCACGATGTAGGACTCATGCTCCTTCCGATTCTTGTTGTCAATGGTCTTCACGGAATAACCCTTTGGGACAACCTCCAAAGGATCTCCACCGGGCGGTACAATCGCAACCACGATTCCCGACCGCTTGATCGGTGCCTCGCCCTCGACTTTCGAGGACCAGTTCACCGTGTCACCGAACTTGTACCTTTCCATAGGTACCTCCTGTAAGAAAGATTTTGGAGAGTGGAGATGGACGGAATCGAACCGTCATTCATAGAGAGATACGGGCGCTATTAGACGGAGCCGTTCGTTTTCTATGAACCTCCGCGCATCCCCAAAAGAACCCCCTTCCGTCTCACTTGAAGGGGGAGAAGTCCTCTCGTCCTTAACCTGACGTGCCAGGGATCCGAGGAACTTCTTTTTTATCCTAATCGACCATCTTTGTGATGACCTCTTTCAAATGATAGCGAAAGTATAATCGATCCTTCTTTGGACCTTTGAACTTCTTATTGTCTCTAACGAGTGTAGTTCCTTCATAATGATAACCTTCGGGCTTTTCGAACTCGATGATGCGCTTCTCAGCTTCGCTACGAGGAACACCCTGATTCATCAGATCTCGGACGCCCTCCTCTTTGTCCTTATAGATTTTGCGGGTTTGTGTGTCCATCCTACTGCCTCATTTCAAGACGGAGCCTCGAAACACTTGATGAAACTTGAGCGAAAGCCTTTCGCACACCTTCTTTATCTGTGCGAAAGTTGATCGCTTTCTTTTCATCAATGCCCAGTTGAATCGCTGTCTCTTGGAATAGTTCACTGGCACCAAGAAATATGAACTCCCAGCCCATGCTCCGGCATTTGTCAACCATGTGCTTTGTCGTAGCCCAGGTCCATTTGCGAGAGTTCGCTTCCTCACCATCAGTGAGCAGTACAATAACCATATGGGGTTTTGGATCGAGTTTGTCATAACCACGGAGCATCTTTTCAAGCGTATCCCCGAGGGCATCAAGAAGTGCTGTTCCTCCTGAGGGACGATAGTTCTTCTCATCGAGTGGAGGGCACTCCATTATATTGCCTGAGTAGATGTCCTCAACGAATGAATTGAAAACGCGTAGCGTAACTTTTGCAGAATCACCGAGCTTCTGTTGATCCCGTAGGAATCCATTGAAGCCCGACATTGCATCGACCTTTATGCAGCCCATCGAGCCACTCTTGTCGATGATCATTGCTATGCGAGTCATTCGTTCTCCTTCTCTGTAAAAGGAAGGGTGCCAGACAGAATGAGCGGGGGAACATGCAACGCATGTGAGTCGCTCCTGGCACCCCTTTGAGTAGTTCAGGCATATGTGACTGAACTACCCAAAATAAAGAAAGCCTCCCGAACGAGAAGCCTAAGAAGTTCCGGACGATAATGGAGAAAACTAACTTGCCTTAGGACGTTCTCTCCGCTTTCGCTTACTCATTAAAACCCAAGGTCGAGTTGCCCCGCCTTTTTAGGTTCAACGGCCTTCTTGAGTTCTTTCAATTTTTTATTTATTTTCGCCGCTTTCTCTTTCGTCATAATATAGTATACACTCACCATGCTGATATGTCAAGGGAAATATGCGTATACTATAGAAGAAAAAAATATATAATCAAATGAAAGTATTTTGCTCATCACTTCATGAATCCCTGTGCCTTGAGATACTTCTGTCCCAGTTGGATGATCTCATTCGCCACCACATCGCTTAGTACCTTGCGTCTTGGATATATATCCGTGCGGATTGGTGCACTGAGCAAATGAATTATGGCTTCCTGTGGATCTCCATCCTGCATGGCCTGCCATGCCCTCATCACGCCCTCACCTTCAAGTGCGAACGGAATGAGAGAAGTCATAGCGTTGGCCAATCCTTTTAGGCCTTCTTGTGAACCATTGAGGAAACCAAAGGCATCGTTGACCATCTGATAGTACGGCCCACCTTGGAAGAGCATCATGTTCCATGGGGCCCATTGCCGTGGGGAAAGGCCAACACTATTCACCCCTGCTGCTATAGCACCAGTTGTGATTCCCAGTTCTGCAAAGAAGGCCGCTTTCTGGCCAAAGGTCAATGAGTCCGATGAGAGCCTGTCTTTGACGAGATGGAGCATGTTAATCGGCCAGCTTGTGTACTGTCCCATTAACCGTCCAAAGGAACCACGGAAGATGCTCGGTTGGTTGAAGGCATCGTAGAGGACCTGTGTACGATCGGAAGCCAGTTTGGATACTTGGTGCACAAACGCATCGACTCCCTTTCCTTTGTTCAGCAAACCGAGTGCATAGTTCGTTTCAGCTTTGCCGAAAAGGTTGGCGCCAGATTCCCGTGCAAATTCGCTTGCCTTGATCTTCCCCTGCGATAGCCGAAGAAGAGCATCCTTCGCTCGAGCCTCCATACCAAAGTAGATAATAGCACGGTTCACGTTATCCGACCAGGAGTAGGGCTTCATGACCTTGGTAACGGCAGCCCCAAGTTTTCCAGCTCCAGCTATGTCATGTCCTGTTGTAACAGGAATATCTGTTGCGGTGAACAGCCCCAAGGATTCCGCTCTTTGTAGTGAGCCAGGCCTCAGTACTTCATCGAGACCTTTGAACCACCACTTGAGTTGAATAGTCGTGCCACCTGGTACGAGGGACTGCATAAGGTTCCTCATAATAGGATATGGGCGGCCTGCAAGCTGACCTCCAATCGTGATGGAAGCGAGCTTACTCATCATACTAAACTTTCCCTTTGTTGCTCCCTCGAGCTTCTGTCCTGTTAAGGCCTGCATTTTGTTGGAGAGTTCTTCCATCATATTGTCCGTGGCTATTCGGAAGGTTCTCTCACTTGGTCCAGCGATTCCTTCAATGGACTCAAACATGCTTGCAATATAGTGCTCGAATGCTATGTAGTCTTTTGGAGTCTTGCCCGTTAGGTTGTACACCTTATTTATATCCCTAATTTGATCCTTTATCATAGTCGTTATCGGTCTAATATAGAGCTTTCGAGCCATCATGTGAGTATAGATTTTTAGAACGTCGTCAAGGCTATCACTGAACGCTACATCCTTCGGATCTACTTCTCGCATGAACTCGAAGAACATCTTACGGTCATTTGCTGGAATACCTTTGAAGAGCTTGTTTGCCAAATGGTTCGATACTCCTCCACCGTACTTTGCCGTCTCCGATCTAATATGTGGGAAGTAGTGTTTTAGGAACATATTATAATCCATGCCAGAGAATGAGAACAATTCATTAAAGTAGCGACGAGCCTGTGTGCCAATAGACAAAAGCTGGTCTGCCCTCTGAGCCCCAAAGGTAGTTCCCATTTCCCGTTCAATGTCGGACTTCACTTCGTACATCACATCATCCATCTGGATTGTGCCGAGCTCATTCGGTGTATCGAGAGCCTCGAGCCAGCGCTTCAGCATTTTGGATTCGTCCGCTGAAACTCCCTTCATGAGATTGGCACGCCATCTATCACGGGGATTGATGAATGACCTAACTGCTGAAACGGCATCGTTGAGCTGATTCCCCATAGCTGTTGGACTCAGTCCAGTATCCTGCACAACCTTTAGCTGTGAGAATCTATCGAGCATCCATGTAGAAGGTGCCAGTTTGGTCTCTATTGCATCATATAAGCCGAACTTCTTCCTGGTCGTATATGACTCTTCAGGGAGATCGTGCAGAGCATTCTCAATGTTTGGGTAGATCTCCTTCACAGCATCAGTTGAAAGACCGTCGATGGAGGGCCGTCCTGTTCGAGATTCATTCGAATTGAGGTACTCAACTACTGAAGAAAGATTGTCGAACTGTTTAGCTCCCGGCGCTGGATCGAGAACGTCCTGTAGAAGGTACTTACCTCTATAAACTCCAAGGTAGAAATCGTTCTGCTTGGCCTGAGCTGCGACGTACTGAAAAGGCATCCAGTTCTTGTCGACCCATTCCTGTCCCTTCGTTTTGCGAATGCGCTTCAGATAATCGTCGTATTGCTTCTTGAGCAACGGGTTGTCTGCAAAGAAGTGTCCTGAGAAATCCTTGCCAGATCCAATCCGGCCTCTCGAGAGCAGTTCAACAGCATCCTTCATAGAAGGAGAGTGCAATCTCACAAACGCTTGATTTCCTGCCTCGTCCATCATGGGTATCTGCAGTTCAACGACCTGAGTATCCATGAACTTCTTATACGATAGGCCCATTCCTTTGGCCTTCTTCTTGAGTTGGGTATCCATGCCCTTCTTGTATTTCGACTCTGCTGCGAACTGAGTTCGGATCTGGGAACCACTTCCAACGAATAGTTTGTTGTTCACAGATGGTTCATACTTGTCGGGGGCCTCAAGGTAAACAACAGGGATGTCTTTGTGCGGTATGTTAATGTCTACCTTATAGTTCGGATCTGGTTTCTGCCCAGGGATGGAGAGTCTGGAGTTCTCTGCATTTGTCCTATCAACTATGAGATAAGAACCTTCTGGAAGTATCTGATCCAGCTTCCCCTGCAGTTCTTTGATCGTCCCAAGGTTTACCTTTGGGTTCGCATCGAAAGAAATACCCCTGGCCTTAAGAGCCGCCATCAGTTTGGGTCCTGACTTGTGACTCCTAAGGACTTCGAACAAGTCGTCTATTTGAGAGATAGCCTGCCGATTGGGATCGAGCCTAAAGTCCCACCCTGCAATACCATGACTATTCATAAAGTCCGCAATGTAGTTTCGGGCACTATCAGGAATGAAGGTGACCTGTCGTGCAACGATACCAGGAGCAGTCATTACGGACTCAGAGAACTGCTTCGTCGGTGTGGTCTTGAGCCAAGACTCGATAGCCGCATTGCTCTGTGAGTCAAGCCAATAGTGTGCCTTGTCAATTCGTACTGAAGGATCCCCATGCGTAAATGTCTGAACTACTTTGTCATCCTTGAGGATCTGTATTGTTCCAGGCTCATCCTTCACTGTGAATCCAAGGATCTCCGCCCTCATCTTTACCCCTTCGGGCGTATAGAGGTTCTTCGCAAGAATGCCATCTTTGTCCGCATTAGTCATTCCAAAAATGGCCTCCCGATATACAGGGTTCTGCTTCATAGCCTTCTCAAGTTCAGCACCTAACGGGTTGCTCGAGCCGACAGTGAAGGGTTCCCGGAACATCGAGGAGGCCTGTTTGGGATCTATGCCCATTTCCTTGGCCGCTTTCCGAACGGTAGCGAACATTCCAAGGTAACGAGTAGCGAACTCGAATCCAACGCCCATTCCAATGTTCGCTCCGAGGTTCTCCGACCATGGGCGGCCCTGTGAGAGGTTCATTGTAATGCCCTGTGCAGCACCTGCTGCAGCACCGCCTGCGGTCTGGTAGAGTAGCGAAGGAGCTTTTGCACCGATTGCTGTCCCAGCCTTTTCGAGTAGGCCTGGGACTGTCCCCATCATTTTCTCGACGGCGCCGGCACCCTTTGCCAGCTCAAATCCTCCTGTCATGACCTTACTGATCTTCCCCCATGGGCCGACTGCAAAACCACCTGCCACACCGACCAATGAGGGAAGCGTTTTCGTGAAGAAGTCGTTCGACTCTGAAACCGTATTGTACCATTCACGGTTCTTCTCAACGTCGTCCATAATTCGTGCAATGAGGCTCGAATCTCCTGCAATGAGCCGTGCCGGCCCAGTTATTATGTCGGTTAAGCTCTCAGCGAATGAAGTGAAAAGGTTCACTCCAATAACTTTAGCTGTTTGTATTGCACGACTCGAAGCATCAAAACTTTTCTGCACCTCCTGCGGGCTATAACCTGGCAATATGCCCGTAGACATAGCCGGCCCCCTGCGCATAAGCGAGGTGTAGAACTGCTGCTGCTGATCAAAGGACATTGCCTTAAACGATGGATCGAGGACTGACGTTTTCGCATACCATACCCCCTTGAGCTGTTGCTGCTCAGCATACGACTTTCGTGCGTAGAGAGGGTTCCTTTCAATAACGGCGAAGTTGTCTGCCCCAAGAGAATCTGGTGTGAGGATAATGTCCTCATCGGGAGTTTTTGCTGGAACACTAAACTGCATTACGCTCCGCGTAATTGCCATCTGAGCGAGTGGATCCTTTGTCACTTGTGGATAGAGCATAGGCATAGTATCTCTGATCCATGCCATCTTCGTCATGGCCTGCTGCATCGGAGTCGATAGACGGTACGAATCACTTACAGCAATCTGGGGCCAATCAGGAAGTGTTCCAGGCATATAGTCCCCTTTTTATTCTGTGGTGCCAGAGTTTATGATCGTCGTTGGTGCCCCTGAAAGAACTGAAGCGTCTGGCTGTGCTCCCCGTACTATGAGTTGGAAGTTCGGGTTCGCTCCAATCTCAGCCTGAGCCCTTCTAATCTCTTCGATGGTAAGATAGCTCTTTACGATTCCAAATGCTCCCTTCTTCTGGAACTCTTGTAGGAGGTCCTCTGCACTACTATATGCTTTTATAGGGTTCACAGCGAACTCATACGCGAGAGCTTTGCGGAGATAGTCACTCCGATAAATAGTGTCCTTGAACTGAGTAGCAGTTGCAACAGCTCGAGAAGCATCCACCTGGGCTTTCAGTCCCTGAACCCATGCAGTAACGTTCTTTGTTATCTGTGCTGCTCCCTGTGCTGTACCAGCAGCCGCAGCCTTTGCGAGATAGTACTGTCCCTGCTTGTTTAGTAGGTCTATTCTTGCTTGGGTCTCCGCAAGGTCGAGAAGAGGCTTCTGCAAGGTAGCGTCCATGTACTTCCTATTCGTGACAGAGTACTTCAGAACGAAGTTATCGAGGGCTGACTTCTCCAGGTCATACTTCACCGCCGCAGCTCTTTGAGGTGCAGTGAACTGATCGTAGGCGTTCACGATCTTCTGATGAATCGTGTTCTCTTTGTTGTAATCAACTTGAGCCTTCTGTAGATCAATGGCACTCCCCTTGCCATATTGCTCCAGCATCATATTAAAGGCATCCATCTGAGGGTTCTCAGATTTCAGAGGGTTCCCTCCGAACTCCATGCCAGAAGCGACCTGTCTCAGATACTCCATGGCCTGCCCCGAGTCCATCTTCGACAGAGCATCATAGTCAATCTGAGGCATCGCACCTTCAGGAGTCAATCTCGCTCGAGGAGTAGCCACTGATTGTGGAGCAGCTCCTCCAATCTGAGGAATCTGCTCTACGACTGGACCAGAGAATGGTACCCGTGCTGTTCCCTCTGCATGAGGAGTAGTGTTCTGCGGTCCCTCTCCTTTGTTTGGAGGAGTTCCGCCAGGGGGCTGAACAGGTGGTGTCGGGGTCACCGTGCTCACAGGAGCAGGTGCCGGAGCTGGAGCTGTGCCTTGAGGTTGTTCCTTCTGTCCAACGAGAATCCACTCTGCTCCATTCGGCCCCTTTGCTACGATGGGCTTCCCATCTTTCCCAACGATCGTATCGTAGCCCTTCCTCATGTTGTTGGGAAGAAGGTTCGTCCCGATGATTCTCCTATCGAGCCACACAGTATTCTGTGGGAGGTACCCCTGATCTTTTGCTGCTTTGTAGTCGAACCACTTGGTGGATAGCCCAACGGGGTCAGACCCAGTTGCTCCCATTCTACCATTCCCCATCCAGGCCTTCATCTCTGCCATTGGACTCCATCCAGTGAGCCCCTTTGACTTCAACAGATTTGCTGTACCCCCAGGGAGCAAACCTTCGAACTTTGCAATGGATTCAGCACCAGCTTGAGCCGGATCGGCGTTCTGGATCATGTACTCGGGGCCTATAACCGCTTTGAGGTAGTCGTCGTACGTCTTGAAGTTATCGAGTGCATCTCCATAGACCCTCGCCGCCTTTGAGGTATAGAACGTATTTGGGTCAAGGTTGTTCGGGGGATGCTGAGGCACAGTTTTCTTCTGAGGTTGTGATGTCTGTGGCCTCCGAGTCTGTGCGTTGGCGTTTACGGGCCCAGGAGCAATATCGAACGCTGAGCCCGGGAGAACAGGGTTATCACTAAGGATCGGTTTCTGTCCCGCGGTTCCACCAGGATGGTACCTTGGAATTGCCCTATTTATGGCATTCAGTTTGTTGGCTCCAATTGCCCTTGCCGCGTTCTTGTTGATGACTACCTCGCCCTTTTCGAGAATTGCAGGAACTTCACCTGCATCGAGAGTGATCATATTGCGAAGGTCATCTATTGCACCACCACCATGGAACTGTCGAATAGGAGTAGACCCCGTTTTCTGTACCTGCTTCATTAGTAGAGGGAGGAGCAGTTTCAGCATCGACGTTCGCATGGTATCGCTCGAATCTGAAGGCACAGGATTCGGAACGTTACTCGGTCCTGGATATGTTGGATCAAGCATAGATGGATTCAGGATCGGCTGCCCACTCGGTAGGTTCCTCGATGAACCTATAGCCTTTGCGAGTTCCCCTATGAAATCAAATGAGGGGTTGTTCGATGGCCTCTGCCCACCAAAGTCAAGTCCACTAATTGGTACCTGCATTGGAGGCGCGCCCTTCCCAGAGGGTATGAATGACCCTTGTGCAAATAGTCCCTCTGAGGTTGCGTTTGGGGGGACTAACTTCCACTCAGGTCCTGGCTGCTCCTTCGATGTTCGATAGATTGGGGTCCTCTGACCTTCCTTTCCAACACCCATAGTCCACCAGTCTTTGTCCCCTTCCCACCACTTTTTTACTTGTGCTTGCCAGGGAACTCCAGCTCTCAACTGTCCTGGATTGGCCATGTCTCTCCACTTGTTTAGATCAAGGAGATCGGCATTCTGACCAGCCCATGCCGGATCCATGAACCTTCCGACTTGAGACTGGAGAACACTGGCGAGTGCATTCGCCAGCATCGTCATGTCTGCGCCACCACCAGATAGTTCTTGGATTGACATTCTCTGTTCTCCTTAGCCTGTTGCCTGTGCGGGGCCTTTGCCAAGTCCCATAAGTATTGCTGAAATCAGTGGTCCGATTGTCTGCTCCCAAGGGCTCTTTCCTATAGCGAGCTCATCGAAGTATCTCGAGCCTTGCATTCCTGCAAGTAGCGTGCTGAGCCAATCGTTCTGTGACGATAGGTTCGCTGTCTCATATGGTGCTTTTGCCCCAAGCATAGCGAGTTCGATAGAACTGGGCTGCGATATGTAGCTTGGGAGTCCCTCCATTCCCTGGACGGCTCCGAACTGATTCCCTGTCTTTGCAGTGGCCTTATCGAGAAGGAACCGGAGCATCGCCTCAGTTTGAGAGGTTCTCTGATCCCCAAGTCCTCTTGTGAGTGCACTAACCGCTGCTGAGCTACCAAGGGGCATCGTATTCGACACCTGAGCGGAAATGTCCCTGCGCGCATTTCCTCCAGATTCCTCAAGGGACTTTAGGTTCTGCCCAATAAGTCCCTCGTCAATCCCCCCTGTTTGGAGCATCCTCGATAGATAGTCCTGTATCGACCCCAGGTTCTTGTCTATCGAGGACTTTGAGGTCTCCGCTGCCCACTGGCTGTACGGCGTCTCCGGAACCTTGAGTTGGTTCGGTCCCTGATTCAGCATCTTCTGAATTAGGGCTGCCATGTCCGAGTATTGGTTCGGAGTGTTCCGAATCTGCGGTTGCTGAAAGATGTCCTGTCCCATTGGTCACTTCCTCTCGTGTCATACCATAGAAGTATACACCATATAGCTTAGAATTGCTATAGCTCCAATTGCGCACCAAACCTTCTTTTTTGAAGCCCAGTCGCTCAGTAAAAGCTACTGCGGCTCCTGCGAACTCTGGTAGAATGACGTTGATTTTCTGTAGATCAAAAGCATTCACCGCGAATAGGAGACAGTTCAACGTAAATGCCTCTCTTCCACGGAGCCTTTTGTCCCAGTAGATTACATGAGCTTGTGCTGACAATCTCGGGACGATTTTGGTAAGGTATAGAATACCATTACCATCTTCTCTCTCGAGCCACCATGTGTCAGGACTGAAGTAGAGTGACAAGAACATGTCCGGTCTCCCACGGGCATAATCATCGAACACTCCACTAATGCTGGAAATCCTGTCCCAGATTTCCCCGAGCTTCTTTGCATCTCCCGCGAGTGTGCGGGTTCCTTCGGGAACTTCCCGATCAATAGGCATTTGCCTCTCCTCTCGCTATGATCTTCACAGACCAGCCCGATACCGCGAACGGGACTGCTGCTCTGATTCTAAAGCGTATATTTGTACCAACAACAAAGAAATCAGCGAAGGTCTCATTTCTACCAGACCGAATTGTAACGGTTTGGTTTGTCCATGTTGCGCCTGAATCTGTCGATGCACCAATCTCAACGTCAACGGCGGGATGGCTGACCTCATGGTATATCGACACTCTGCTCAGAGTTTTATCAGTATATGGCTGACCCATTGTAAAGTCTTTCGATTGCCAGTACGATAGAAGAGGCCTGTTCAATAAGCCTTCCCAATCGTAGTTGTACTTCTTGCTAATTTCATAGAACTGTCCATCCAATCCACCAAGCAGGTTGGAGGGAGCAGCAGCAGCTACAAGTTTCTCATCGAACTTCCATGTTTGCTCTGTGACGAGTCCCTGTAGTTCAGCGATGCTAATGAAGCCCTTTGTTACATCGTACCCTTGGCCAGCAACGGGTAGACGCCATTTGGTCCACGAGTCGTCCGAGTAATTATACACCCAGAGCGTATCGGCAATATAACCAGCGATCTTGTTTATGAACATTGGAATGAGCTGAGGTGCCCCATCCGGCCCAATATAGCCGAGTGCTCGATAGGCTCCTTCAGTATAGATGAACTTGTCCTCAACGTACTTGGAAGATGATTTGTAGAGGTCAACCACGGAGACTGCATCGACGTCCACATTCACTCCAGTGTTACTTGGAGTCCCTATACGAATATCAAAGTACCGGCTATCTGCAGAGCCATTTGTGAACTTCCTGCTTACAATATAAGGTGCCCACTCTGAAGCTCCAGTAAACACGATAGTCCTTGTCGTTGCGCCCCTGGAGACACCGCCAGCATTCTGCTCATCAATGGTGATATCAACAGAGCAGGCCCCAGCAACCTTGAGCCATACTACAGCAGAGACCTCATGGACGTCTATGCTTCCAAGATCGAAGTGGACTGCCCCAGCGATCCCATATGGGTGAAGATAGATTGTCCCTGAGGTTCTACTATAACGGACAAACTGACCTCCGAAGTTCCCTCCCGACACTGTAACCAGTGTTCCGGCCCCACCCCCGTCGAGCTTCCATGAGTTCCTAAACCCATTCGATGAAGGAATAACAGTGAACTTAGAGTCAAGGATCGTCCTATCTCCGTTCCCTCCATTTAGTGTAACTGTTGTCCCCGCTACGCTCGACACGGTTCTATCTGCCGTGAGTCCCCAACCAGATATAGTATCTACCGCTCCAGTTGGTATTCTCGTCCCAACCACGTCTCCAGACTCCATGATGCAGTTCAGGAGAGTGTTGTTTGCTGTGCTAACATCTCCTTCGAACTCTTCATGCAAAAACGTTGGGTTCGGAGCGAGCTGATAAATCTCTGTCCCATCAGCGTACTCAGGGATCTTCCCAGTCGGAACGAATAGCCAGTACTCATCAAACTCTGCTGCGGTTGTACCAAAGCACGTCGAGTAGTATTTCTGTGTGATCCCATCAGGTCCATATAGGAGTTCCTGCTTGACCTTATCTGCGACGGACTTGATGTTCTGCAGATTGAGGATGTACACATTATCCCATCCAAGGAATATGTGCTCAGTTCCCATGTCTCCTATTGAGCGGGGGGCTGCAAGTCCAATAGAGTGCAATTGCTGGAAGGAAAATGCTGGATCGAGTAGATCTGTCTTTCGGCCAATGTGCACAGAACCTTCCTTGTATACAAGGAGGAACTCTCCCAGCTTAGCGAGCTGCTGAATGTACTCTGCGTCGTCACCAACAAGTACTGAGCCTCCACCGTATGCTGTAGCCCATTTCGAGACCTCACCCTTTGCAGACCACTGAACATGGGCATACAACTGCACTCCACTTCCTCTCGGCCCTCCGAGTACCGCTCTTCCGTCCATCGTGGCAATTGCTCGAGCATTCGTAGGCACTGGGTCTGGGGTACCACCACCAATATCGAACCCAGTAAGTACTTGCCCCTCAGGTCCATAGGAAGCATTGATCAGTATGAATATCCCATCTGCTTCTGAGCAGAGAAATGTCGCATCACCATAATCACCAGAGCCAGGATATGCACTTCCATTGTTAATGTGCATTCTGTACGGTGTGTAGATGCACTTTCCAACGTCCAGAGAAAACCATTGTGCAGGAAGGAGCTGGAAGTAGTTAAAGGCACCTCCTCTGAATATGGTCTTCGTTGCTACGTTCCCAGTGTACAATGGAATTCTTTTGAACTTTGTACCAGACTCATAATAGGCATTGAGCAATGAGATTGCCATAAGAGTACTACTACCAGTAAGGGTCCAGAGGTACTCACTCAGGATTATCGGCTCTTTCGCCCCGAAATACTTTCCCTTAAAGCCGTTCCTCGTGACTATCTGTCCACGAGTAAACCTGACATTCATGAGAGCAGGGCTCTACGCAATGTCGATATCAACAGGGACAAGCTCT